TTATCATAAAAAAGTAATACAAGATTGTGAGGTACTATTACAAAGATTAAATCCAGAGTTTGCTGAACAAAAGCAACAGAAACAAGAGATTGATAATCTTAAGGCTCAAGTATCTGAAATGATGAATGGCATGAAAGAACTAATGGCTCAATTAAAGAAGGAAACACCTAAATCATAATTATTATGGGAAGAATGTTCAAAATAGTAGATGAAGCTGAGGAATATCAGAGAGGCTATAATCAAAGAGAGTCTGATGATAGAATGCTTGAAAAAGCTTTCAAGGAAGGTTGTGAGCATGGCTATAAGAAAGCTATGAGAGAAATTGAAGGCTATAATGAAAGAAAGTCTCATACTTACAGTGAAGGCTTTGAAGAGAAAATAGAAAGACTAAAGAAGAAATATGAATAGTTATGAGGCAGAATTTCAAGATTAAGAAGTACAATTGGAGCATAATCATTTACTACACAGTAAGTGATGAAGAAAAGAAAGAAATCATAGATATGCTCGAAAGAGTAGGTTGTGATTCTAGAACTCTAGAATCTATTAAAAGCAACCTTAGTAAGGCAGAATTAGACACTGGCTTTGCATACTCTAGCTATGATAAGCAATTCTCCATTGTTGTTATCCACAAAGCATCAAGTATAGGTGAGTTCATCAATACATTTGAGCATGAAAAGAACCACTTGGAGATGCACATCTGTGAGGCATTAGATATTAATCCTTACTCAGAGGAAGCTGCACACATGAGTGGTGACTTAGCTCAGTTAATTCTTGAAGAAGCCTTATATTCTATTGTAGAACTTTAATAAAAAGGAGTACTAACAAGTACTCCTTTTGTTGTATTATAAGTAACTTTATTAGCTACTTGTTCAGTCTATTTATTCTTATTACCTTTGCACAGAAGTTTAATAAAGAAGTAAAACATGGAAGGTTTATCACTAGATAATGTTATGTCTGAGGAAGAGGTTGTAAGCCTCTTTGACCCAGAAGCTAATCAGGAGGAAAATGAAACAAAAGATACAAAAACTCCTGAGGAAAAACAAGAAGAAAAGAAAGAAACTACTGAGGTTGTTGATGTAGATAGTTTATTTACAGATAAGCCAGAGAGCGTAGGTAGTGAAGAAGATAATAAGGAAAAGGAAGGCACCTCTTCTAAAGAGGAAACTTCTCCCAACTTCTACTCTTCCATTGCCAAAACCTTTGCAGAAGATGGTGTCTTCCAAGACCTTAATGATGAAGTTCTTTCTAAGGTTAATGATGCAGAATCCTTTATGGATTTAATGGAGAAACAGATTCAATCCAAGCTTGATAAAAAGCAAAGAAGAATTGATGAAGCTCTTAATGCAGGAATAGAACCTACCCAAGTTCAGAGATTTGAGAACAACATGAAGATACTTAATGGTATCACAGATGAAGCTATCTCTGAGGAAGGAGATAAGGGAGAAAACCTTAGAAAGAATATCATATATGAGGATTATATTCAGAGAGGTTTCTCTAAGGAGAGAGCTATAAAGGCTGTTGAAAGGTCTGTAGCTGCTGGAACTGATATAGAGGATGCTAAAGAAGCTTTACAAAGTTGTAAAGACCAAGTTAGTAAAGCTTACAATAATGCAGTCAAGGAAGCAGAGGCAGAAAAAGCAAATGAAGAGAAGGAGTTGAAAGAGCAAGCAGAAGCTCTTAAAAAATCAATCCTTTCTGACAAGAAACCCTTTGGAGATTTAGAACTAGATAAGAATACTAGGCAAAGAGTATTTGATGCTATTTCTAAGCCAGTCTTTACTGACCCAAATACAGGTGAAAGACTTACTGCAATTCAAAAGTTTGAAGCAGACAATCACAATGACTTTATAAAATATGTAGGTCTTACTTATGTATTGACTGATGGATTTAAGTCACTTGATGGTCTTGTTAAAGGTAAAGTTAAGAAGGAGATTGGTAAAGGTTTGAAGGAGCTGGAGCATACTTTGAATAACACTGCTAGAAACTCTAATGGTACATTGAAGTTTACAAGTGGAGTAGGCTCAGACCCAGAATCTGTATTTAGTAGATATACACTTGACATTTAATATTTAATAAACTATTTATGGCTGGACAATTAAGTAAGTTTCAGATGGTTGGATTTGATGGTTGGAAGGGCTTAACAAAGCTTAACCACCTATCAGCTATCTTTCAGATGGCTCCCCAAAAGGCATCCAACTTAATGGTACAATTACTAGCAGCAAAGAGAGGTAAGACACTTGATACATTCCTAAGTCAATTCCCTGTGAAGGAGTTTGAAGATGAGAGTGAATATTACTGGGATGTAGTAGGTTCAAGCAAGAAGAATATTCCTCTTATTGAGGCTAGAGATGAAGATGGTAAGAAAGTTGAGAATGGTGATGCTCCTGTAGGTGCTGGCACATCTCCTTTCTATCTAGTTTTTGCAGAGGATTACTTTGCAGATGGTGAAGTTATTTTTGGTAACTTGAATCAAGTCTATCCTTTTAGAATCCTTGGTGATGCTAGAATGGAAGGTACAAATGCTGTATATAAGGTAGAACTTATGGGTGGTAACACTACAGGTTGTCCTTCTGATAGACTACAAGCTGGTGAAAGATTCTCTGTAGGTTTTGCTCCTGTTGAAAGAGAGCTTTCTAGAAAAGTTGGTGACATTAGATTTAGTACACCTGTTTCTATGAGAAATGAGTGGACTACAATCAGAATCCAACATAAGGTTACAGGCTCAATGCTTGGTAGAAAGCTTGCAGTGGGTATTCCTATGGTAGAGGAAACTGCTAATGGAGGTAAGGTGAGAAAGATTGCCAATATGTGGATGCACCATGTAGATTGGACACTTGAGCAGCAATGGGGTGACTATAAGAACATTGCAATAGCTTGGAGTACATCAAATAGAAATGCTAATGGTGAATACCTTAACTTTGGTAAGTCTGGTGAAGTTATCAGAATGGGTGATGGTTTGTTTGCTCAGATGGAGGTAGCTAACACTATGTATTATAACACCTTCTCACTTAAGCTTCTTGAAGATGCTCTATATGAGCTATCAGCAGCTAAACTTGGTATGGATGAAAGAGTCTTTGTTATCAAGACTGGTGAAAGAGGTGCTATTCAGTTCCATAAGGCTATCCTTAACACAGTTAGTGGTTGGACACAATTTGTACTTAATGGTGATGCACTTAAGGTAGTAGAGAAGACACAAAGTAACCTTCATGTTAATTCTCTTGCTGCTGGCTTCCAATTTGTAGAGTACAGAGCACCTAATGGTGTTAGAGTTAAGGTTGAAGTAGACCCATTCTATGATGACCCAGTACAGAATAAGATTATGCACCCTAATGGTGGTGTTGCAATGTCTTATAGATATGACATTATGGATATTGGTTCTATGGACCAACCTAATATCTTTAAGTGTCAGATAAAGGGTCAGCCAGAAATCAGAGGTTATGAAAGTGGCTTAGCTGCCTAAGGTCACTATAAACAAGGTTAATTGCTGGAAACTCTAAAACTTAACGCTTCAAACATTTTAATATGGAAGAACAATGGAAGAAAATCCCTTATACTAAAGGATATTATATATCAAACTTTGGTAGGGTAAAGATTGAGAAATGTAGTAGATACCCTAATGGAATTATTAAAGATAATAATGGGTTTTACACAGATAAGGATGGTTACTATAAATTAACTTATAGGATGCTAAATGGAAAGAGCACAGCATCTTTTATACATAGATTGGTTGCACAAGCTTTTATTAGCAATCCCAATAATAAGAAAGTAGTTAATCATATAGATAGTAATAGAAAAAATAACAAAGTTACAAACCTAGAGTGGGTAACTACAAAGGAAAATGTACACCATGCTTTTCAATATGGAAATAGAAAAAAGTGTATTGATGTTCCTAAAATTTCTAAACTAACTCCTTATCAAGTATCTCAAATTAATAATCTAAGAAACTATTATTCTTTAAGAAAGATAGCAGATTTATATAATATAAGTTATACATCAATAAAGAATATAGTAATTAGACTAAAGAAGTTAAGTCAAGACAATCAGCAGCCAAGCATTTATGATAATGATTATCATAATGAAGGTTCAACGACTATCCCTTATGGGAGTACACTACAAGCCAATGGTAGTGGAAATGCCTTGCCCACTAAAAGTGGTGAAGATATAGTCTAAACTCTAGAGGAAACCTAGAGGAGCATAAAGCTCAATATAGAAGTTGCGTTCTATAAAAAATGTAATGTTAGAAATCCATTCACAGGTGAAGTAAACATTCAGTATATGTCACATGATGAGGATAGTGCAACTATTCATAAGATGGCAACATTTGGTGTTTGTGTACTTGACCCAACAAGAACAATGTCACTAATCCCTGCTATTCTACAGGGCTAAAATAACAAGGGAGGGGATTTAACTCCTCTCCCTATTTTTAATTAAATGGAGAAGTAAAATGGCAGAAGAAACTAAAGTTACAGTAGATGATACTGTGGAAGAGAAGATGATTGAGCAACCAATTGTAAAAACAGAGAGGAAGACTGCAAGAGCTGCGACTAAGAAAGAAGAAACAGGTCTTATAAATTGTCTTAGGAACGAGAGAGTTATTGTAAGGCACATTCCAAAGCAGAGTAGAATGGTGAGCAATCCTAAGCATATATTATATGGTGGTATGGCAGAGAGTGCCAAGAGAACTTTTGTAGTTCCAAGGTTATCATCAGGTAGATATGTTAATGTCCTTACAGATGATGAAAAAGATTTCCTTGAGGATATTATGGGTCTAGAAGTAAATGCTATGAGCATTTATAATAAGGTAAACAACTTTTGGGATGATAGTAATGATGCTGGTATCTCTAAGGTTACTCTTCTAAAGCAAGATAATTATCTTGACCTAAGTGACCCAGAGGATTACATCAGATATAAGATTCTCCTTGCTAATAAAGACTTAATTGCTCCTAATATAAAGACCCTTGAAGATTTCCCTAAGGCTACATATCAGTTTGTTATTATATCTGAGGGTGATGAAACCAAGGCTGCTAAGAAGGGTATGACTACTATTATGCAGTGCTATACTTTGTATGGTAAACTTGAAGATGATACTGATGCACTTAGGGTTATTGTTGAGACTCTTACAGGTGTTACAATTCATCCTAATACTAAGAAAGAGTTCTTGCAGACTAAGGTTAATGAACTTATACAGGGCAATAGTAAGATGTTCTTAAAAGTAGCATCAGACCCACTATTGCAGACAAAAGTTCTTATCAAGAAGTCAATAGAAGCTGGTCTAATTGCTCATAGAGGCAATCAGTATTACATTAAGAGTGGTAACATTCCAATGTGTGAAAGTGGTGAGCCTACATTGAATGTGGCAGCTCAATGGCTCAATCTACCAAAGAATCAAGAAATCAAGTTTAGTCTTGAAGCTAAGCTAAAATAAATATAATTGAAGCCCATGACCATTGTAGAATTTAGTAATGAATTTGATGTTCTTTACAATAATATAACTAGTAATCAGGCTCCTGGGCTTGATGAATATGAAAAAAGTGTTTTCTTAACACAAGCACAAGAAGACATTGTAAGGTGTTATTTTGACCCTAAAAGTAATAAAGTACAAGAGGGTTTTGATGGTAGTCAAAAGAGACAGTATGATTTTAGTTCTTTAATTAAAACTACTGAATTAAAAAGTATGGGAGAAATTATGAGTATTGAAGGGGATAATCCTAACTTTAATTTTCCTCAACTTTTTGATAATAAAAGCATACCTTTTTTATCTCCTAACAATCTATTCTTAACTATTAATGAGTCTATAATAGATACTAAAAATAATGAAAGATTTTTAGTAGTTCCTATTACCTATAATGAATATTTTAGACTAAAGGCTAAACCTTATGGAATGCCTCTAAAAAGACAAGCATGGAGATTAATTACTAATGAGGCTAATAAACTTGCTAGAACAGGTTATTATGTTGACCATAATAGTACATCACCATACATTAAAGTATGGTTTACTAGCATTAGTTCTAAGCCTGTAACTATGGTAATTAATTATTCTGCTTCATCTCAAGCTCCTACAATTACAGAAGAAGAGGATAAAATAGTTATTACTCTTAAACCTAAGAAAGGAGAAATGGTTTTATATTGGGGTAATTATTTAAACACTCCTAACTCAGCTAATACAGAGTTATTGAAATATATAATGCCATTAGATGGTACAAAGTTTGGTTCATGGCCTAGTGTTGATTTATCTAGTGATGTGACTATTTCAACTGTTGGAAGTATTAATTCTAGTAATCAAATATTTGAAGTAATAGGTAAATTTAAGAATGTAGCTAATTTAAATTATAAAATTAGATATATTGAAGAACTTAAACCTATTATTCTTACTGATTTAACTGATGAAGACTTATCTATTAAAGGTTATAAGGAAGCAATGACTTCTACATTACCAAGTAGTTGTCATGATGAAATACTTAAAAGAGCAGTAGAATTAGCCAAAGTTGCTTATACAGGAGGAATACAAGAAGCTTTAATAGTAGGAAATCAAAGTAGTACTGATATTGGTCATGTTTATAATCAAAAGAATTAATTATGACTATAGAAGAATTTAGTAATGAATTTGATGTTCTATTTAATAGCTATGCTATCGATAATCCTTATGGTATAGGTCAGAATATAACACAGCTTGATGAATATGAAAAGTCTGTTCTCCTTACTAACGCTCAAGAAGATATTGTAAGGGACCTTTATAATGGTAAGCTCACAGGTGATGGTTTTGAATCTACTGAGGAACAGAGGAGAAACCTTGACTATCTAGTTAAGACTCTAGAACTAAACCCTATTGACACTGATAAACCTAAGATGTCAGAGAACTCTAAGTTCTTTCAATTAGTTTCAGATGTATGGTTTATAACTTATGAATCTGCCATATTATCAGATGACAATCTGAAATGCAAGAATAATACTAGAGTTGATGTTGTTCCTATTAGACAAGATGAGTATAACCTTATTAAGGGCAATCCCTTTAGGGGAGCTTCAAAAAATAGAGTTCTTAGAATTGACACAGGCTCTTCAATAGTAGAACTTATATCTAAGTATAATATACAGAGTTACTTTATAAAGTATCTCAGTAAGCCTAAACCTATTATACTAGAGGACATCACAGATAACAATTTGTCAATAGATAATGAGAAAGAAAAGATGGATTGTGAATTAAATACAGCACTTCACAGAACCATCCTTGAGAGGGCTGTAGCTTTAGCCATTAAAAAACTCCCCTCTAAGTAATGTATAACTTAAAATATTAGAAAGATGGCAACTTTTTCTGTAAATCAAAACAGACAGCTTTATGTAGCTAATGCTTATAAAGCCTCGGTAGCTGAGACTGATGCTGCTGGTACTATATCAGTAAAGGCTGATAGTGCAAAAAATCATTTTTATTTCCCGTATAAGGGAGTAGAGTCACTTATGAGAAGTGATATAATCAACCTAAAGAATGTTATCTATGCCAAAGCTACAGATGCTGATAATATGGCACATGAGCTTAAAGCAGTGACAGTAACTCTTGATGAGGGAGTTAATGGGGGTGTTCCTATTTCTGGTCAAGATTATGTGCTTAGAATTGCATTTAGACAAGCTTTTGGTGATTCTGATGCTAATCAATACTTTAAGTATGGTACAGTTCATGCTTATGCTAATATGTCAGTTTCAGACTTCTATAAGGTTCTCGCAGAATCTCTAGCTAAAAATTTTAGTAGAGAAATCACACCTCTAGTAGATATTATCCTTACAGACCATGATACTACTAAGGTAGATGCTACTACAACTGATGTAGCTGTTCCTGTATTAAAGGATGGTAAGATTCAAAAGCTTCCAGCTCTTACAAGTGGCCATGCTTATACAGCAGTACTTATTAATGAAGTGGCGCAACCTTGGGAACTTGGCATTAAGAAACAAGTTCCTGTGTATTTTGATGTATATCCAACTACAGTTACTTTCAGTGGTGATGAAGTTGTTTGGGGTAAGGTAGAAGCAACAGAGGCTTCTGGTAAGGTAGAAAATGGTCATAAGATTGCTGACCTTGAGTATTTCTGCATGGGTGAGAGAGGCGACCAATATAGAGGTATGTGTTGGCCCCATAATATCCATACAAAGTACCTTGTAGACCCTGATAAGAAGTACAATACTATTGATATTCATTATGCTTATGTGGGTAATGGTGTCAGTGTACAAAAGTCAGAGAAGGATATTACTATTGTAGTTCCTAAGATAGGTGCTACCAATTCAGTAAGTAATAAGCTTACTAATGATATTATTAATGCTATTAATACAGTTACAGGTCTTAGTATTGCTACATTAGATGTGGAAGCTGGTTAATTAATATTATAAAGTAGGTGTAAATCAACACCTACTTTTTTTGTTTTAATATTATGATACATTACAATAATTTATATATAACAGAAGACAGTAAGTGTTTAATTATAGATGTAGCTATTGATGAGGAATCTTATTATGAAAATATTTATCTAGATAAAATAGCTATAGACACACAAGATACTTATGTTCCTAATGGTCCTAGTGATAAAGCTAAAATATTTACTATTAGAAAAGAATCATTAGATAAAGTCTATGCTGATGGTAAAGAAATATATGTAGATGACCATTATATATATGTGCAAGATACTGATAAATTAAAGCATATAAAGCTATATTTAACTACACAAGACTTAGAAGTTAACTTAAGTAAAGATATGCTATTTGTTTATACTATAGCTACAGGTACTCCAGCTCCTAATACTCCATGTAATTGTGATGTAAATAAGATACTTAGTATTGTTTATAATGACTATGAAGTATATAAAAGTATTATACCATTAGTTAAAGAAATATCAAATGAATGTAATAATTCAGTAGCTTTTATAAACAAAGAATTACAACTTAAAGCTATAGAATATGCTATTAAGAGTGGTAATTATTTATTAGCTATAAAGTATTGGAGAAAGTACTTTATGAATAATATAAATATAGTATCTAAAAAATGTAATTGCAATGGAAGCACTTAATACTTTAGTGTTTAATAGCATTGATAGAATATTTAATGTATTGAGACAAGTTGGTTATATAAATAGCTGTAATATTAATAGTGTATTAGCTTTAACTTATCTAAGTGATATACTTAATAAATACAGTAATTATATAACTGATAAAGATTATAAATATATAATTAATGCTATTAAATGCCTATCTGAAAATTCCTGTTTAATAGGTTTAGTTAATTTTGATGATTTGATGAATAAACCTAATAAATCTTATGAATCTTTTAAATATAGAATTACAGAAGATTCTATAAACAGAATAACAGAAAATAAATCATTAAGATTAAATTAAATAAAGCATTATTCTCTTGTGTATAAGATTTATATTTATTATCTTTGCACAAGAGAATTTTTATTATATAATATGAGTACATTTAGAGAAATAATTTATATGTGTCTAGACCAATTAAAAGTATCATCTGATGATAGCTTTTTTACTTCTGACCATATATTATATTTACTTAAAAAGTATAGAGGATTATTCTTAACACAAAGATATAAAGATGTTAGAAAAGAAATTCCTGAATCTAATTATCAAACAATATGTTTAGAATTAGAAAAAACTAATCTTATAAATAATAATCCATGTGATAATACCTTACTTAAAAGTAAATATAAAGTACCCAATCTATTAACTGTAGGTAATACATCGGTTTATCCTGTAGGATATTATATAGGAGATATTACTATAGTATCAAAAGAAAGAATGAGATTTGTAGGTAATAATAAATGGTTACAGAATATTATCTATTGTTCATTATCTCCTGATGGTTATTTATATTTCAAATCAGCTAATCCTCAATTCTTGGATTTAGAAGAAGTTAGAATGACAGGAATATTTGAAGATATAGATGAAGTTGAAGAACTATCTTGTGATAAAGAATCTAGTTGTGATATTCTTGATAGAAAGTTTCCTATAGAGGAAGCATTAATACCACAGTTAATAGACACTGTAGTTAAGTTTATGACAAGTGGTTTATATAAACCAGAGGATGATGACAATAATGCTAAGGATGATTTAGCAACCTTGATGCAGTTCCTTAGAAACAATATGAAGTCAGATCTCCAGAAGCAAATAGAAGGATAATGGATAGTTTTAGAAAAGAGATACTTAAAGTTGATAAACCAAGGATTCATAAAGTAAGTAACTCACTAGGTGTTTATGATGCTTACAAGTGGCTAAGAAAGAATAAATGGTTAGATGTGGGACCTATATCAGAGCATGACTTCTATGCAATTATAAGAACTATGAATAAAGCTCTTGCAGATAACTTTCTACATACAGGTTCTATTAAGCTCCCAAAAAGAATGGGAGAAATATCATTAAGAAAATATCCAGTTAAAATAATATTAAAGAACGGTAAGATACAAACTAATCTCCCTATTAATTGGGATGCTACTCTTAGTCTTTGGTCTGAGGATAAAGATTCTTACAATAACAAAGTTCTAATAAGAGCAGAAGAAAGAGAATTGTTTAAGGTGCTTTATGATAAGAGTAAAGCTATATACAATAATAAATCATTCTATAAATTTGAACTCAATAGAGATATAAAGGTAGCTCTTAAGAGAAACCTTAAGGATAGATTACTAGATGCTTTTATGTTATGTGGAAAGACTTAAATATGAAAGAAAGAGCTGCTTTTATTAAAGTAGCAGTAGATAATGGAATACTAGATATTAATGATATAATAGGACATTATAATAAATTTGCAGAAGGAGGAGCATTAGATGATAATAAAAGCTTTAAAGATTTTGCGAAAAAGTTATCTAAAGCTTGGGGAGGACAAGATATTACTAAAGATGATTATGATTATGAAAAGTACTATAATGATAATCCTGATGGGGCTTATGAACAACTTAGATTGATACAAATGGGTGAAGCTCCTCATTTTCCTGATGATGGTAAAAGTGGTATATATAAAAAGCCATCTCATCCTACATATCCAGATTTAGGAGATAAATCATGGAGTGAAAATGATACAGTATTTAATATATCTGATAGACAAGTAGAAGGTGATACTGATAGAATACTTAATTATTTAGGTAGTGATTTGCAATATAATGATGGCTCTACTAAAGTTAAATATAATGAAGGAATAGTATTGCCTACATTAACTGTAACTCCTAATGCAAGATGGACAGGGTTAGTGCCTAATAAATATCATACAGGATGGGTATATCCTGATAGTAGAGCAGCAGACCCTAATGCTAAACCTTTTGAATATATAGTACCTAAGACTTATGCTGGAGGAGGTCTTTTAGATAATGATGATAATGATAATGATAGTATTCCTATTACTAGGCTTAATATAAATGATGCTAACAGAGCAGATATAACTGCTAGAATAAATCATTTAATGAAGTTTAATAATATAAGTGAAGAAGAAGCTATTAATATTCTGATAAAAGAAAGATTAGCTAGATTAAATGCACAGAATAGAGCAGATTCTTTAAGAAATGATACTACATTAAATAAAGATTTAGAAGCAGCTAGAATTGATAGTACTAGAAATGCTATACAATTAGATGCTCAGAGAAGACTTGCAGAACTACAAAGAATAGAAGAAGAGCACAGAGCTAGAGAAATAGAATATAGATTAGATAATCCTACTATAAATAAAGATAATGAATATGCAGGATTATTCAATAATATAACTAGAGAATTAGGTAAAGCACAGAGAACTGCTGCACAAGGCACAGGATTTAATGCTATGAGGAATATAAACAGTGTATTAACTCAAGCAACTAATAGTGATATTAATGCTCTAGATAGTATAGTTAGAGCTAATAAACAAGCAGAAAGAGAGAAACAAGAAAAAATAAATGAGTTTAAAAGATATAACAATAATGTAGCTAATGAGATTAGGGGTAGTATTTCTAATGCTTATAATGATACTTATGCTAAAGGAGGTAAGATAAATAAAGTAAATCCTAATGCAGTAAGAGCATTAAATTACTTTATGAATAAAGGTTTAACAAGAGAACAATCTGCTGGTATTGTAGGTAACTTGATGGTAGAATCTAGTATGAATACTAGAGCTTTAAATCCTTATAGTGGTGCTTATGGTATTGCACAATGGTTAGGTTCTAGAAAGACTGCATTATTTAATAAATATGGTAATAATCCTACATTAGACCAACAATTAGATTTTATATGGCATGAACTTAATTCTTCTCATTCAAGAGGATTAAGAATGCTTAAACAAAGTAATAATCCAAGTGATGCAGCAGCTAATGCTTTTGGTTTCTATGAATTTAGTGCAGGACCTCAAGCAGCAGTAAGAGCTATGAATGCAGCAGGAATGAATACTAAATGGAAAAATCCTAATGGTACAATAAGACTTAATGAAGGTATAAAGAATGCTAATATATTATTAGGAATGAATCCTAACTATAATCCAGCATTTGATAGACCTCCTATTAGTAGTACTATTAATTTAAGTATTCCTGATAGACCTATTGAGATACCTCAATATAAAGTTAATCTAGCATTATTAGAAACTCCTAGACAAGATAATCAATTAGGTTTATTTGATACAGAGCCTATACAAGAACAACAAGAAGAACCAAGACAAAATACTCAAATAGCTACATTGATGAATATATTAGATAGTATAGGTAAACCATCAGAGAGAAGAAGAGAAAGTAATATTAACAATTATACAATACACATATAATGAATGGTTTTATATCAATTAAAGAGATACTAGATAATCTACTTGATAATCCATTACTTCAAGACTTAACACTTGAAAGAGTAGTCAATTATGCTGTAGATTTTATTAGAAAAGTAGGAATGCCTAAAGCATACTTAGATAAAACTGTAGAGCTTAAAGTAGAAGAATTTAGAGCTTTACTACCATGTGATTTAATAAGTATAACACAAGTTAAAGATAAAAAGCATGGTGTAGCATTAAGAGCTAATACTGATAATTTCTATCTATCTAATAAAGACTCTATGAATTTTACCTATAAAGTACAAGGTAGAGTAATATATACTGCTATGAAAGAAACTACAATAGAAGTAGCTTATAAAGCTATTCCTGTAGATTGTGATGGTTATCCTATGATAGTAGATAATAGTTCTTTTAAAGAAGCACTAGAACTGTACATTACTAAAAAGAGATATAAAGTATTATTTGATACTGGTAAGCTAAGAGGTGATGTATATAATACTACTTGTCAAGATTATTCATTTGCAGTAGGACAAGCTCAAACTAGTTTAATTATGCCTAGTATTGATGAATTACAAAGCATTAGTAATATGTGGTGCTCTATATTAGATAGAAACAATGAACATATTAATGGGTTTAGTAATAATAGTTCTAAAGCAGTATTAAAGGTACAATGATAAAACAAGATAATCATGCTTTTCAAGGAATGAAGAAAGATAGTCATCCTATTAGACAGGATGGTAAGTTTCTTTGGGAAGCACACAATATAAGATTTACAGCTCTTGAAGATAATACTTTGTTATCTATGACTAATGAGAAAGGTAATACAAAGATAAATACAATAGAAGGTCATTATGTTGGACATTGTGTTGTAGGTAATTATCTTGTTGTCTTTACTTATGTAAGAGCTGGTTTGAATTATATATATAGACTAGAAAAGAGGGGAAATCACTATAATCTAGTTAAACTATATGAGGGAGACCTTAATATGGTAACTGAAAATCCTGCTCAAACAATAGGTGTCTATGAGAATGATTTAGTTCAAAAAGTATATTGGGTAGATGGTAAAAATCAACCTAGAGTTATTAATATTGTAGCTGATAAGTTATTAGGAATAACTCTTAATAGTAGTACTTATGCTACAATATATCCTAAAGGTTGCTTTGATTTTATAAGAGAATTAGCTCTTGAAGAAGATGTAGAAGTAGAAAGAACTGAGGGTATAGGACAATTTCCTACTGGCACTATTCAATATGCTTTCTCTTACTATAATAAATATAGCCAAGAGAGTAATATATTCTATACTACAGGTCTTTATAATACTTCTCCTATTGATAGAGGCGGTAGTCCTGAGGAAGTACAGAAGAACTCTTTTAATATTACTATAAAGAATGTAGAGACTAAGTTTCAATACATAAGAGTTTATTCTATCCAAAGAACTACATTAAATACTACTCCTATAGTTAAAGTTGTTACTGATTTAACTATTGATAGTAATGCAGTATCATTTACTGATGATGGAATGATAGGTTATAATATAGACCCTACTAGATTATTATATATAGGAGGAGAGTCTATTATAGCTAATACTATTACATCAAAAGATAATACTTTGTTCTTAGGTAATATTAAATTAAATAGATTAAGTATTCCCTCTGGATTAAAAACTTCTTTAAAAGAAGCTTATAAGAATAGAGTAAATATTACCACTAGAGAAATCACTATTAATTATTCTGATGAGTTAAATTATCATTATGATAATCAGTTAAAGTTAGAAGACTTTGCATCATTTAAGGGAGGTGAAACTTATAGACTTGGAGTACAATTTCAACATAACACTGGTAAATGGTCAGAGCCTGTATGGTTAGGAGATTATACTATAAGTAATAATTATAAGCCTGTAATAGATACTAATTTACTAGTAGTAAATAAATTATTGTTCAGGCTAACTCCTGCAGAAATGAGTATTTTAGATGAGTTAGGCTATAAGAAAGCTAGAGCAGTGATAGTGTTGCCTACTATTAATGATAGAGATATATTAGCACAAGGTGTTGTATGTCCTACTGTATTCTCTATTAAAGATAGACTGAATAATACACCATTTGCACAATCTTCATGGTTCTTTAGACCTATGTCTGAATCATGGAAGAATGATATATTTATTGATAAAGGGGCTATTGTAGAGTTTGCACATTTAAGACCTTTAATAGGTTATAATAACAGAGGTGCAGAGATTCAAAATATGGTATATAAGAAGTTTAATGAGGCTAATACAGAAGCTAAAAGTAATCCTGCAACAGACCTTAATACCTTCTTTGTTGACCAATCAATATTAACATTTCATTCTCCTGATATAGAATTTGATGAATCCACTAAGATTGAATTAAATAATACAGAATGTTTATTTAATATAGTAGGTTTAGTGCCTATAGCATCAAATGCAGGTGATATTAATATTCAAACTTCTTCTCCTGCACCAGGTATTAATGATGTAGGTTTCTATCACAAACAATTAATATCTAGTGAATATTCTAATAGAATATTAGCATCTGGATTATTCTATAGAAGCCATTATATTGATAATAAATACACTGTTACTAATGGTGATAATGCTGATAAAGAATTATCATGGATGGTATATCCTTGGCATAGAACAGGTTCTCTTAATAATGATGCTACTAGACCTGCTGATAAAGGAGCTAGAACAGCAGTATTAAAAAGAAAAGTAATATCTAACTTAAGATTCTCTTATAATACTAAATGGCTTCAAAATAATAGTTGGCATTCCTTTGATACTACTGGTAATAAGAATGGTATTACTAAAGTTAATGTATTTGATAGTAATGAAGTATCATTGATTAAAATAGATAATTATGATAGTAATAAAACAGAGAAGCTTAATTATTATGGTAATGTAGATTCTCTAATTACTACTAGAACTAAATATCCTTTCTTAGCAGTATTAAATACTAGAGAGCCAACAACTGGTGGTAAAGATTATGACCCATTTGTAGAACCTAAATTACATCAATTAGATGTAGATAGTTCAGGTACTTTAGATACTAATTTAGCCTTTTCTAAAGACCCTGTAAGAATGAAGTATAAATCTTCACCTCATGCAGTGTTTGCTTTTAAGAAATGTGAAGATGGTAGTCAGTTAGTATTACCTAAGTTAGTAAAAAATATTAACCAAGGAACATTACTTACCTCTGCACCATTTTGGGAAGATAATACAGACTTATCAAACTACACAGAACTTAGAGCATTATTATTAAGGGTACCAGCAGGTAATACAGAAGCTCAAACAGAAGGTAATGTAATAGCAGTACTTAATGCTAGTTATAGTAATGATAAAATAGGCACTGTAGCAGCATCTATATGCTCTATGTATCCTACAAATACTGAATATGCTGATTTGTATATTAAAACTGCTGAGGGTAGTACTTGGCAGAAATATAACTTTAGAGATTATGATTTAGGTAATATCTATAAGTATCAAGATACTTATTATAAGACAGTTTATATTAATCAAAAAGTAGGATATGTACTTAAAAAGATATTAGCTCAAGCTACAAAAAATTATCTACAAGAGACTATTAATACTACAGTACCTTATACACTTGATTCTTTCTTATATATAGGAGAGTTAGTAAGAGCTACACCTAATCCTAATAAGTTTGGAGGGACTACTGATGAAGCATTGAGAAGTAATCAATGGATTCCAGCAGGTAAAGCAGTACCATTAGGTGTAATTATAGAGTTTACTAGAGGTGATACTTATTATCAAAGGTATGATTGCTTAAAGACTTATTCTTTTACTAATGAAGATGAGAATAGTATTATAGACATAGCATCTTTTATGTGTGAAACTAGAGTTAATATAGATGGTAGATATGATAAGAATAGAGGATTATATAGTAATTTAAATGTATCTCCTAGTAACTTCAATCTACTTAATAATGTTTACTCACAGAAAGATAATTTCTTTAATTATAGAATAATGGATGATTTGTTTTATAAAGAAATAAATTATCCTACACAAGTCTTATGGTCATTAGAAAAGAAGAGCCTAGAAAGTATTGATACTTGGACTAATGTTACACTAGCTAATTCTTTAGAGTTAAATGGTAATAATGGTAAACTTACATCATTAAATACTTTCAATGAAAATCTTGTAGCATTTCAAGATAAAGCTATTAATTATATACTATTTAATAGTAGGGTACAAATAAATGCTTCTGATGGTATTCCTATTGAAGTTGCTAATAGTGGTAAAGTTGATGGTAGTAGAGTTATAAGTAATACTATAGGATGTCAAGATAAAAACGCTATTACTAAATCTCCATTAGGTCTATATTTTATTGATAGTACTACAGATTCATTCTATTTATTCAATGGAGAATTAAAGGATATTGGTACTACATTAGGTAATAATTGGTGGTTAAAGAAGTTTCATTCTAATAGTCCTTGGTATATTATAAACAATGAAGGCATTAGATTAAGTTATGACCCTGTTAAGAAAGACGTATATCTAACTCCTGCTAATGACCCTAATGGAGAAGTATTATGTTATTCTGAACAATTAGGATGCTTTACTTCACTATTAAGTTATAATAGTGCAGTACTATTATCTTTTAATGGTTCATTCTTATCATTATTAGATAATATTAATACTACTGAGTTATGGGAAAACTTTAAAGGAGATTATAACAGTTTCTATGGTAGTATTAAATTGCCTAGCTTTACTTATATATCAAATGAAGATGCTTATTACACTAAGATATTTGATACTATAGAATATAAAGCTGATGTGTATATCAATAATACTTTAAATAATACTAAAACTTTTGATTGGATAAAAGCTTATAATGAATATCAAGATTCAGGTATTAAGCATTTAAATCAATCTAGAAGAATACTTAAAGATAATTCATTGAGAAAGAAGTTTAGAGTATGGAGAGGTCAGATTCCTAGACAGGGAAGAGAAAGAATGAGGAATCCTTGGACTGCTATTACTTTAGGATTTAATGAAGATAAAACAACTCCTAGTAATAATAACTTTAAGATGGTTCTTCATGATATTTCAACTAAGTATACTATATAATTTAATAGGGGTATAGGAGAAATCTTATATCCCTATTATTTTTATTATTAGTTATTTGTATATTTCATTTCTTTTATATAACTTTGCAAAATAAAATAGTAAGATATGAGTACTAAATTTAATAACAAAAGATATAATAAGTTATTAAGTTATAGGAATAATTACTTTGCATTAGGTGGTAATCCTTATAACTTTAATAATATGCAGAATCCTCTACAAGGATGGGTAGATTCTTATAGTGGAGGTTATCCTGTAGATAATGGTGATACTGATGATGCAATTAGTGCTTTAGCATCATCACTATATTCTCCTAATTTAAATTTTACTACACAAAAACAAGCTTATCATAATCCTACATTCTTTGATAAAGTGGGAACTTCTTTTAATGAAGGTAAACTAAATTCTCTTATTAATGCTGTTGGTAGTGCATCAAGTGGTTTAATTAGTGGAGGTTTATCAAGTGGTGTAGGCAGTGCTTTTAGTAGTTTAGGTAATATTGCTGCTGCTATTCCTGGTCCTTGGGGAGCAGTTGCTAGTGCTGGATTAAATGTAGCAGGAGGATTAACCAATCAATTATTTGGTTCTAAGATAAATGATGCCAATGTAAGAAAAGTAGAGAATGATATTAGCAGATTAAATAGTTTCCAATCTGATGCTAGTAGTTTTGATACTTTAGCTAATACTTGGGGTAATACTAATTTAGGTTATAGCTTTGGTAATTCTTATATAGGTAGAGATGGTTTGTTTAGTTCTAAAGCTAAAAGAAAAGCCAATAGTCTTAGAAATCAATTACAGGCTGCTGCTAATTATGCAGAGAATGCTATGATAAATAATGCTGATAATATAACACAAAATACTTTTAATAATCTAAATGCCAACTATGCTGCATTAGGAGGTTATTTAAATTACTTTGGTAATGGTGGTAGCATACATATTAATCCTGCTAATAGAGGTAAGTTTAATGCTACTAAGAAAAGAACTGGTAAGACTACAGAGGAATTAACACATAGTAAGAATCCTTTAACTAGAAAAAGAGCTATCTTTGCTCAAAATGCTTCACATTGGAAACATGGTTTAGGTGGTATTTTAAATAGTGAGTATCCTACAGGTCTTACATTTATTAATGAAGGTGGTTCACATGAAAGTAATCCTAATGAAGGTATTCAAATGGGTACTGCTCCTGATGGTAAGCCTAATTTAGTTGAAGAAGGAGAATCTATTTATAATGATTATGTGTATAGTAATAGACTTAAAGTGCCTAATGATTTTAAAGAGAAATATAAGCTAAGAGGTAAAGATTTGACATTCTCTGATGCAGTAAAACAATTATCAAAGAGTACTTTAGAAAGACCCAATGATAATATAAGTAAGAGTACTTTAAATGATATTTTAAGTGAATTAGCAATGGTTCAAGAAAATATAAGAGAAACTCAAACTGGAAGACAGTATTCTTATGGTGGTGTGTTAGGACATTATTATAGTGGAGAAGGCTTAGGTAATCAAATATTAAGCATGAATAATAAAACTCCTAATATTACATTTGGTGTTGAAGGATTTAATCCTTATGATAGTGAAGGTAATATTGATTGGAATATAATGTATGGTAAAGATAGTCCATACATGAAGAGAAGACAATATATTCTAGATAATTGGGATAGTCCTAAAGTTCAACAATGGTTAAATAAATATGTTGCTGGTATTAATGAGTATAATAAGAATAGAGAAGGTTATACTCCAATGAGCACTAATGATATTACTAGAGATATATTTGAAAAGAGAACCTTTGATAAATCATGGGGAGGAATGCACGCCGGTATTGATTATGCTGGAGACCCTAATATACAAGAGAAGACTAGATATTTCCTTAGGAGTAAAGATAAAGATGGTAATATAGTAGTTAATCCTTGGGATGTAACTCCTTGGGAAGGATTTAATACAGAAGGTAAACAATTCTCTGATTTATATCCTGGATATACTCTTGCAGGCAAACAAAAGAGAGAGCAAGAAGGAGATACTGTATATACTGATATTTATTATAATGCTCCTGGAGAACAAAAAGATAAAGTTAATCCTCAAGATATAGAGTTATCTGATGAAAGTCTTAGATTTGTTCCAGCTTATGGTTTAGGACTTACTGCATTAACTGATGCTCTAGGATTAACTAATAAGCCAGATTATTCAGATGCTGATGCTATAGAAGCAGTATCAAGGAGTGGTAATTATAAGCCTGTAGCATATAGTCCTGTGGGCAATAGATTAACTTATAATCCTTATGATATTAACTTCTATACTAATAAACTTAATGCTCAATCTGCTGCTACAAGAAGAGCTATTGAAGAGCAAGGAGCTGGTAGTGGTAGAACTATAGCAGGTATATTAGCTGCTGACTATGCTGCACAAGATAAATTAGGTGAAGCTTATAGAAATGCACTATTATATAACAATGAAGAAAGACAGAAAGTAGAAGATTTTAATAGTAGAATTAATGCTCAAAATGCACAAGGAATGCTACAAGCTGATACTACCAATGCTCAATCTGCTGCTGCATTAAGAGAAGCTGCATTAAAAGGTATATTAAGTGGTGCTGAAATGAGGCAAAGAGCTAAATTAACTGCTGACCAAGCAAAATCTGCTAATCTTTCTGGATTACTTAATGCTCTAGGAGATATTGGTTATGAAAATAAATCAATGAACATGATAAGAGGTTTATATGCATCAGGTGCTTTAGGTCCTATGACAGATAAAGTTGCTGAAATGTTTAATATAATTAAACCTAATGTGAAGAAAAAGAAATCAATTTTAGGTCTTTTTAATATATAAGATATGCCATTAGTAATAGATAGTAAATTTAGACCATTTTCTTTTGAAGAGCTTATTAGACCACTACAAATGTATAAAGAATCTTATGATAAAGTAGAGGCTGATTATTCTAATTTAGCTGCTCAAACAGAACAATGGAAAGATATAGCAAATCAAACACAAAGTCCTGAGGCTTATGCTATGTATAGTAAATATGCCAATGACTTAAATAATATAGTAGAAGATTTTAGTAGAGGAATGACCATGCAAAATAGAGGTCAACTTGGTGTTATTAGAAGAAGATATGCAAGTGAAATTATACCTATTGCTAAAGCTGCTACAAGAAAGAGAGAATTAGAGGATGAGCAAAGAAAACTAATGCTTCAAGACCCTACTAGAATATGGCAAAGGAATGCTAGTGAAATGAGTATAGATGAACTACTTAAAAATCCTAGTGCTACTTATGGTCAGAGTTATAGTGGTCAAGCTTTAATGGCTCAGTCATCTACTATTGCACAAAACTTAGCTAGAGGAATGCTAGATTATGGTCTAGGTAAACCTATAGATGAATATACTAATACTTTTATTCAAAGATATGGTCTTAAACCCTCAGATATTCAAGATTACTTAGCAGGTAAACCTACTGCTACTAGTGCTATGTTACAAAGAATACATGACCAAGTACTTCACTCTAGTGGTATTAATACTTGGAATAATAAAGAAGCTACTGCAAAAGCTACAGAGTTTATTAATCAAGGTATATGGTCTGCAATAGGTCAAACTAGTGTACAAGCTATGGAGAATTATAGTACTAGAAAAGCTTTAGATTCTCAAATGCAAAAAGATTTAATGGAGTATCAGAAATCATTAGAGACACCTGAGACACCTCCTGATGATTCTTTATTACCTATTGACCCTAGAGATATATTCACACCTTCTGAACAGACAGAAATAGATAGAAATATTAAACAATATAGTAAATATTTCTATACTAAAAATGGTAAAACATATTTAAATCAAGCAGGACTAAATGCATATAATGATATGGTTGGTACTGCTAGTGGAGTAGGCCCTGGTGGTATGCCAATTATAACAAGAAAAACAGAACATTCAGATTTCTATAAATTCTTAAATAGTATAGGTGCAGGTAAGTATATTATAAGAGGTAAACAAGCTGGCCCTGGTAGAATAGGTAATCTATGGAATCAATATATAAAGAGTGGTAATAAAGCAGGTGATGCTATGAGATACAAAGAGTATAACTATAAAATAGCTAAAGAAGACCAAGATGATTTTATGCAAAGTATATCTTCTAATACTAGAGGTAATAGTTATGATATAGTAGAATTCAATGCAGATAAAGGAACTCCTTCATTCAAGAGTGTTGGTACTATAAGTAAAGAGGATATAGTTGATGGTAAATTTGTACCTACTGATGTTAGAGGTAGTGCTTATGGTCTATCAATAATATTAAGTAATGGTAAGCAAAATATTAGAATTAGAATGCCTAAAGCTTTACAACAAAAGAACCAAGAAGATGCTAGAAGTGCTTATCAAAGTTCAGCACAATTTGCAGCAATAGCACAGAAAGCTAAGAAAGCACTTAATGTTCAAAATATTGAGGTAGCAATAGAAGCTTATAGAAGTGGTATATTATATGGGAAGAAGTTAACTGAAAGACAAAAAGAACTTATTAGACAATGGGCAGATGCAGAACAACAATATAAAGAGCATGTTCAGAATGGGCAGTTCTTATTGTCACAACTTAATGCAGCTAATAAAACAAACCCAACAGAATATAATGTTATAGGAAGGTAATTATGAGCAAAGAGAAAGAACAAAAGCCTTATGATATTACAGAGTCAGGGCCTAAATCATATAGGGAATTACAGAGACAAAATGCAACAATGTTATCAGGTATAGATGCTCCTACAGATAAAGAGTATTTATATAATAGAAGTCGTGCTAATGCTTATAAATCTAAATCATTATATAATGCAGCGGAGGCAGCACCTACAAGGGTGCAGTCTCCCTTGTATGATACTCATACTCCATTAGGGCAAAGTGCTTATGACAAAAGTGAGTATGATATAGATGAATTTAATGATGCAGGTTATATAAGAGGTGAGAACCAGCCTTGGATAATGCAGGCTATTAATGGTACTACTAAAGCTGCTGTACTTGCTGGTACTACTGCTTTGAACGGTGTTTTGGGAAGTATTTATGGTACTGCAACTGCTGTATATCATAAAGACTTTGATAGATTTTGGGATAATGACTTCTCTAATACTATGAAGTTTATCAATGATGTCTCAGAAGAATGGCTGCCTAATTATTATACTAAAGAAGAACAAGAGAATCCTTGGTACACTAATATATTTACTCCTAACTTTATATTTGATAAAGTAGTAAAGAATATAGGTTTTACTGTAGGTGCAGCTTGTGCAGGAGGTATTTATGCCAAAGCTCTTGGAGGTATTTTTAAAGGTATAGGTGCTATAAGAGCTTTACAGGGTACAGGTAGGTCACTTAAACAAGCATTAGAAATTGGTGGAAGAGCAATGGAAATGAGTTCAGCAGCTAGACATACTAAATCAATAATAGGTTCTGTAATGAATGCTATTGGTGAAGGTACTATAGAAGCAATAAATAACTCTGATGATTATGCAAGTGCAGAGAAGCAGAAATATGATGCTTTATCTGCAGAAGATATGGGTAAAGCTTATGATAGATTTGCAATGGAAGGAGGTGAATTTGATGCTAATGGTAATCCAGTATTAGATAATACTCCTAAATCTATTAAATTACAAGTAGACCTTAAAAAGATAGCAGAAGCTAAACAAGCTGCTTATAAAGGTATTGAAGAATCTAGAAAAAGAGTAGGTACTTGGGATTTAGCTGCTAACTTACCTATACTAACTCTTGGTGATTGGTACACTTTTGGTAAAATGTATGCTGGTGGATGGAAAGGTGCTAAGAATGTAAATGGTATAAGAACCAGAGCTACAAAAGAAGCAATGGATGCTGCTAAAAAAGAAGGTAAAGATGCAGTAAAAAGATTGCATGATGTAGTAAAGAAAGCTAAAAAAACAGGTTATCAAGGATTAACTGCTGAGGAAAAAGCTTTAGTAGAAGAGGGTAAATCTTATTTATTAGGAGATAAATCTTATGCTACTTTAAGAGCTTTAGGTGAACCTTTGAAAGAAGGTCTTGAAGAGATGAATCAATCATTAGCTGCTAAGATACCATCTAATTATTATGGTTCTAGAATAGATGCTATATATGATGCTAAGATGAATAGAGAATCTACAGAACAAGTAGTAGATTGGTGGAAAGCAACAGTACAAGGCTTTAAAGATATTTATGGTAATATTGATAACTATGAAGAAGGCTTTATAGGTGCTTTAACTGGAATGATGGGTTCTCCTACATTTGGTAAAAAAAATAATAGTACCAGTGAAACTTATATAGGTAGAAGTAAATGGATTGGTATGTCAGGAGGTGTAGTACCTCAATGGAGAAATGCTATTAAAGATAGAGAACATGAAAGAGAAGTAGTAGAGCATGTTAATAATATTCTCAAAAGTGGTAACTTAGAAAGAGGAGTAAAACATTTAATAGCACAAACTTTCTTCGATAATAAGCAAAGAGTAGCAGTTATTAAAGATGATAAAAAAGAGTATAAAGACTCTGAACTAGCTTCAATGTTTGAGAATATTATGTATCTTAGAGAAGGAGGTAAATTAGATTTACTTAAAAGAGCTATTGCTAATATGGATGGCTATACTGAGGAAGATGCTAAAAAGATATTAGAAACTACTAAGAAAGAAATAAGTATTGATGGTAAGAATATTGAAGAACTAGTTAAAAGAAGAGATGATTTAACTGCTAAGTATGGAGAAGAGCTAGAAGCTTATAATAAAGATAAGGAAAGTACAAGACAGTTTGAAGAATCTATGGATGCTAGTGACCCTAATCAAGTCGCCAAATTACAAGAAGCTAAAAATAATCAAGCAAGAAAAGAAGAACAATTAAATTCTATGCTTGATGATATAGAGAAAGTGTCTAAAGAAGTTAAAGACTCTAAATCTCATACGGAATCTGGTTATCTTGATGAAGATGGCAATTTAATGTCTCCCGAAGAAGTACTTAAAGATTTAAATGAAAGAAAGGAAAAGTATAAAACAATTATAGATTATGTAGCAAATACTGTTAAAGATATTAATAATGCTACAGGAGAAGCTTTATCTAATGAACAATTAAGTACACTAGTTTGGTATAAAACTATGATGAAAGATTGGCAAGATAGAGCTAATAGTATAGGTATTTCATTAGATAGATTAATAGGTAGTATTGTTAATAATCCTGAATTACAAGCATCTTTACAAGCACTTGATGATAGACTTGAAGGTATTGATGAATCTAAATTAACTAGTCTAGAGCAAATAGTATTTGGTGGTCAATTAAGAAATAGAAAACTATTAAAAAACTATTTAGCTAGTGCTAAAAGTATAATGGATTTATTCCAAAAAATTAATGAACATTCAGAAGATGCTGGATTATCTTTAGCAAGAGCTTTAAATGATGATACAGAAATTACAATAGGTGAAGATAAGAATGCTAAGAAAGTAAAGAATGGAGACTATATATTTGATGCTCTCGTTTCTATTATAGGAGCTAATAAGACCTTTACTGAGGATGAAAAAATGGCTTTTAGTAAGAATCTTACTGATTTAAAGAGAATAGGTAATGACTATAATACTTATATGAAGCTATTAACTGAATACACTAAAAATCCTAGTAATATAGATAAAGCACATGAAGCTTCTACTAATAGAGCAACAAGAGAAGCTAATCAAAACAAAAGAAAAAAGACTACTAATAGTGTTAGATTTGATGGTAAGACAGGAGAATTAGCTGTTGATTTAAAAAATCAAAAAGACTCTTTAGAAGAAATAGGTTATGATGAATGGAAAAAATCTTTATCAGACGAAGAAAGAGCTAAAGTAGATAAAGCTGAGAAGCTTATAGATGCTGTAGATAGTTTAAATGAAATGGTTGATGGACAAATAGATGATAAAACATTAAATGAAATAGCACATGCTATGATTAATGATGGTATAGAACCTTCTGATGACATTAACGAACTATTGAGGCATGTTGAAGCTAAAGAGGATGTTGAAACTCTTAGAAAAGTTATAGAAGCATCTTCATCAGACCCTGAAAATGATTTTGGAAATGTAGAAGAAGTTGAAAGATTAGAAGCACAATATAGAGAGTTTTGGGATGACCACATAGATGAAGCTTTAAGATATTTAGATGCTAAAGAAAAAGCTAGTGAAGGAGACCAATCAAAAGAAGTTGAAGAAATGGAAGCTTCTAGAGCTAAAGAAGATGATTTAAGTGAAGGCCCTAATGATGAAAATGAGGGAGTAGATAATGGAATAGATAAATCTAAATCTAAATCTAAAAAAAGAGATCAAACTTTAGCAGATAGAAGAAAAGCACACAAAAGAAATAGTAAGAAAAGTTCTGATACTACAGTTGATAAAACTCCTAGTACTGTAGAGCAAGACCAAACAGAAGTAAAGAAACAAGCTGAAAGTAGAACTATTAATGAAAAAAGAAGCAGAAGACTAGAAGAAAGAAGGAAGAGAAACTATACTACTGCATATAGTAATAGGCCTCAGATTAGTGAGTATTTTATGTTTGGTAATGACCTACAAACTTACTTACAATATATAACAGACCATCCTGATAAAATACCAAAAGCTCCTAAAGGCACTAGCCAAGAAGAGTTTAATAAAGTTTATGTTCAATATATAAAAGCAGTACATCAATATCTTAAAGATAATGGTGCTTTTGATTATGTTAAAAGTAAATTAAAGGCTGGGCAAGAGCTTATATTTACTGTAGATGATGAACTTAGTAAGAATGCTGGAGTGCCTATAGTAGTAATTAAAGCTAAAACTGATAATGGTGACTATGTTGTAGTAGGAACTATGAAGAGTGAATTAGACTTTAATTCTATTAACTCTAGAACTAAGAAATCTTATGGTGAAACAGATGTAGAGCAAAAGAAATTATATGAAGAAGTACTAGAAAAATATAAAGAATATAAGGAAAATAAAGAAGAAGGAGAGTTTATAGGTGCTACTACTACAGTAGATAAACTTATGGGAGGTGATATAGCTTTCTCTACTGTTAATGAACATTCAGTAAGTGATATATTTGAAAATACTGGTTCTCCTATAATATTTGGTGTAGTTGATTCTAGTGGTAACATTGATACAGGTAATACAAATTATAATGATAGAATACTTCAAGTAGATATTAGTAATGCTAAACCTGGTCAAGTGTATTTATTGATACCTTCAAATAATGGTAGTTTAGTTCCTGCATTATGTTATGGTACTAATCTTGAAGATTTGATAGATAATGATAATGATTGGTATATTAACAACCTTATAAAAGTCATACAATCCTTAACTCAACCTACTAAGCTTGGGTCTTTAAAGAATGAATTAGCTAAAGCTTTAGGATATAGTACTCAAACTATTCATATTAATTATGGGTATAATGATGGGGGTAATTTTAAATCAACTAATGATTTAAATGAAGCTGATAGAATACGTGTTTCTGTAGTGAATAGAGCTGGAAAAACAGTAATAAGAATTATAACTTTAAATGAAAATAAAGAAGTAACAAGAGAAAAAGCTAAAACATTTATTAATTCTTTAATAGAAGATAGTAGTACAGAAGGCTATACTTTAACAGTGAACTTAGATACTACTAAAAGAAATAATAAAGAATATTTAAATAATATAGCTCAATACTATTATACTAATGTAGTAAAAGGCGAAACACATACTATTAATGATTGGTTTATATATAATAGTCCTAATAAAACAAATAAAGTTGAAAAACCTGTTACTCCTTCACCTAAAGAAACAACACCTACTGGAGCACCTAAATCAACTGTTACTAAAGTTGTAAACGGTGTTACTTATACTATTAGAGATGGTGATGTTTATGATGAGAATGATAATAGATTGAGTAAAGAAGAAGCTGATAAAGTCCTAGGTAAGACTGAGGAAAGAAAACCTAAAGAAGAAAAGCCTCAAGAAGAATCTAAAGAAGAAAAGAAACCTAGAAGTAGAAGAAAAAGAAAAGGTAAAGAAAGTGTTAGTCTTTTAAATATACCTAAAGAAGAAGAGGATAAAGGAGAATCTAAAGAAGATACACAAGAAGAAACACCCAAAGAAGAACCTAAAGAAAAAGAAGAAGAGAAAGAAGATGATAATAATGAGGGAACTCCTACAAATACTTCTGAACTAGGTGAAGATAGAGCTAAAACTATTAGAGCTAAGCAAAGAAATAATAGAAGAAGAAGACCTAGAGCATCTAGTGAAGAATCTACAGAAACTAAAGCAGAATCTAAAGAAACTATTAAAAAAACTTTAAGAGAAAAGACTATAGATAAAGCTGTACAAATATTCCCTGATGCTGATAAAGGTAGATTAGAGAATATTGTAAATAAGATATTTGATTCTGTTGAAAATAACAAAGGAGCTATGGGACTTATTAAAGACATTAGTAATGTTGTTAAATTCTTAAAGAAGTTATATGACCCTGTGACAGGATTTACTATAAGGCATTATAATAACTTTTTAGAATCTATATTTACTCCTTCTGAGATAAAAGAAATAGATGCAGCTGCTAAAGATGAGTATGGTTTAAGTGATGATTATTCATTAAGAACTGTTCAAAAAGTAGAAGCTATAATGAATTCTTTAAAAGAATATATGGATGGTTATAATAGAGTTAAATCTAAACGTCTATTAAACGCTTTTAAAGTAATAAAGAATATAGTAGATACTGTAGGAAAGAATATAATTCTAATGAACAATTTCCTTAATAGAACTATGATTAATGCAGGATTTATAATGGATAATAGAAGTCCACAAGATAGAGCTATTGAAAATTCATTAAGAATTAAATATGCTTTTAAGAATCTTAGTAAAGAACTTAAAGATGTACTATCTGCAAGAGGCATTTCAGAGCAAGTTTATTCAACTTTAAGTCCATATCAACAAATGGCATATTTAAGATGCTAAGTATGATAAAAAAATAGGCAAGAGGATTAATTTCCCCTTGCCTTTTTTATTGTTAATTATAGAATTGTTGTGCCTTTTCAGGATTCATAGTTCTCTTAATATTTCTGTACCATAATGTTAAAGGACTTCTCATGAATGCTCTATATCCACTAGAATGTCCTTTATATTCTCCATTCTCTATTTCATCATACCAATTAGGTACCCATAAACAGGTTTGTAAATTAGCAATATATGACCAAATAGAGGCATTAGCTACAGGTGATTTAACTAACTTAATACCTTCTGTAAGCATGAATGGTGAAGGAACTAAAGCAGCTAATTCTGTCTTCTCTCTAGCTGCCCAATAATTAAGTATTTTCATTGCCCAGTTTCTATCTTTATCTTTAGATTTACCAAGCAATGTAGCAATAGCAGCTATTATCATAAACTGAGATACCTCAGTTATAGCTCTTCTACAGTTTCTTTGTTGCCAATCATCTAATTCATCCCATATTTGTTTAAGTCGTTTATCACCAGTAAGTACTTCATTATATAATTGCTTACCAAATCCCCAAGCAGTTCTATAATATCCTTCAACTGTACCACCTTTCTTTAGATTAGATGTTTTAGTACCAAATCTATATCTAAATTGAGAAGGAATCCAATCTCTGTACTGCATTAAGAATCTACCCAATATAACTTGTCTTGCTGCAATAGCACTTTCAGGGTCATAAACACCAAATAAATGATGATTTACATATTTCATTAAGTTTGTTATTCTACTAACATCATTTCTAGTGAAAGCACTTCCATCAAGATTAGTTACACCTTCTTTAATCACTAGTTTATATCCTAGTTCAGGTCTTCCTTCAATTACAGGAACTCTAACTAAAGCATCTTTTAAACTTATTTCTTTACCATCTCTATCTAGTAATTTGGTTCTAATTGCAATACCTAAAGCTACTCTATTATATAGCCAATGGTCTCCCATAGTTTGACATATAAATTGCATTCCAGGGCCAAATACTCTAGTTATAATAGTCTTATTTAACCAATCTTTATGTTTAACTTTAGCACTGTAATTTTGCTGTACATCAAACATTTCATCAAATAAAGACAACCAATTATCTTGTACTCTTTGACCTATATCTCCTACATAATCCTTCAATAAACCAACATAAGTAGCATCAGCTTTAGCTAATTCACTAGCATTAAAAAATTCTCCTGCTGCTGCTTCAATATTCATCATTGCAACACCAGTACCAATATTAGCTAAACCAGCTAATACATTAACACCTAATTGTACAGCAGAACCTAATCTAAGCAAAAAACTCATGCCTTTATTGGCATCAACACCTCCTATTTCACCACTATCTTTTAAGTATCTTTGATATATTTTAGATTCAAAGAATTGGTCTAAAGTCTTTTTAAAGTTAGACTGATTAACATCTATTGTAAAAGGAGATTCAGTAGTTCTACCTCCAGCGTGCCATCTTTCCATTAATTGTCTACCACCTTTAGTAGCTTGAATGCTTCTGCCTTTACCATTTACATTATAAGCTAACCATCTACCTATCTCTAAAGGACTTAATACTTCTGACATAGCTTTATAGTTATAGCTCATTTCAGCATAAGCACATAATGTACTTATAACATCAGTAGATAAATCAGAGCAATCCATATTAGGATTTTCATTTATATAATATGTAGGTAGTTTTAATATTTCTTCTCCATTAAAACCTTTAATACCTTTAGTATATACTATATCATCATCATAGCTTCTTACAAATTGAGATTTAAGTTCTTTACCAAAAGTTTTAAAATCTCCTTTTAATAAGGCATCTTTAGTTCTTTCTATCATTCCCTTTCTAATTTTTATAGTAGAGAATAATGTAGTAGCTTTAGGTCCTAAATTAGCATCTAATTCATCCTTTAATTCCATCCATCTATCATAAAATTCTTTCTGAGCATCACTAAATGAATTATATTTAGAAGGATATTTCTCATAGCTAGGAATATAATGTTTAAAGCCATTCTCTTCAACTACAAGTCTACTATTATCTTTAATCCATTGTTTAATAGCAGCATTTTTTTCTTTATATTCTTCACTATTAAATGCAGGATATTTACCATACTTAGCATCTAAAGTTTTAGCAAATGCTTTTTTTGCAGATTCATAGGCTGACTTATCATAAGCTACATTAACATCACCTTGCATTTCAACTCCTACATAATGCTTCTTATCATCTTCAAACATAAAGTCGTAATTAGTAATACCTTTAGCTTCAAACTCTTTAGCTAAGGCCATAATTCTTTGACTCATATCAATAGTATTTTGATTCTTCTCAACTATCTGTCTACTATATACTTTATCAAATATTTGAAGTAAAGCATCAGGATTATCTGCCATGGTACTAAACCATTGCTGCATTAAACTAACATCTCTATTAGAGTGCTTAAGAATAGTTTCTAAAGTAGTTTTAACCATCTCACCATTCTTATTTTTAACTTCAATGGTTTCTCCTACAAAAGGTTTTAAGAACTCTACAAAGCTACTTAAAGCTTCACTAGAGAATCTACTCATAAAAGCAGAATATAAATCATCTACAGTATGAAGAGTATCTATAGTATGTTTAATAGCATCTCCTAAACTATTAGTGTTATCACCACTTAGTCCAGCATATTCTACCTTTACACTAGTCTCTTCTATAGGTAATAGTTCATCTAACTTAGGACTAGCATCTCTAAATTCTTCATTATCTAGATATAATTGATTATTTTTTCCTTCTGTATATTTAGCAGTACCTTTGTCTTTAGCAGTAGTAGTTCCTGCTGGAGTAGGATAGCTTACTTTAATAGGTATTACATTAAGTTCTTTAACATTTATACCATATTTATCTTCAAGTAATTGTTTATATAAAGATAATTGTTTAGCATACTTCTTTTTAGTAGCTTGTTTAATCTTAGAACGATGGGTCTTCATATCATAAATATACCAATTATCATCTTTATCATAACCTACTAAATCTAAAGTACCTACAACAGTTACTTTATGTATCTTACCTTTACTATCTACTGTTTCTATGTGACCATCTACAGTTACATCTCTAGGTATAATAGTAATACCCTTAGCATCAAACTTATCTTTAAGTTCTTTTAATTGCTCTCTAAACTTAATCAAGTCTTTACCATTAGCATTAGGATATAGCTTCTCTAATTCTTTATCAGTTTTATCATCTATCTTACCTGCAAAGAAATCTCTAACAAAGTTATCTACGCCAGTTCCTATGTTAGTAGAAGGCATCACCCAAGGACTATTTTCATCAAAGATTTCACCATCTTCTGTATATTGAATAATATCAGTTACTCTCTTCGCTTTAGCTCCTGTTTCAGTATTTATATAGTATTTATTATCTTTTGATAATTGCCATTTAGAACTATTAGCAGTAATTACTTGTGCTATTTCATCAACATTTAAATTAGATGTATTAATAGATTCACTAACTTCATTCTCAAACTCTTGTAGAGTATTTTCTAAATCTCCTATTACAAACTTTTGATTAGCTATTTGTTCATCACTTAAATATTCAGAAGTCATTAATTCTTTAAGCTTAGATATAGTAGGAGCAAATGCCATAGCAGTATATAGACAGTTCTGATATACTACAAACTTATCTTTAGTGCTAAGACCTTCTACATCTTGTAAACTTCTTATAATAGCTCTAAGTTCTTTAACTGATAATGATAATACATTAGCTATAGCAGCAACAGTTTCTTCTGTCTTTATACCTTCATTCACAGCTTTCTTTACACTGTCATAGAACTCCCATGCCTGTGCTTTTTGTGAGGTATCTTCATCTTCTCTAAGTTTATCCAAGTTAGTTCTTAATGCACTTACTTTACTAAAGTTTTTATAAACTTCTTTAAGTGCCTCTGTTTGTATTTTTGCTTTCTCACTTAAAGCATTAAATATTTTATTAGATTTAGTAGCTTCAATTTGCTTTTTAGTTAGTTTAGTCTTACCACTAACAATACCTTCTGCTAACTTTGATAAATCTTTATTAATGTTATCAATATTATTTTGTAAAGTAGAAGGATTATATCCTTTAAATAAACTAACTAGCTTATTAATAAATTTTTTAATTAATGATTGCTTTACAGGCTTCTCTTCTTCTAGATTTAAAAAAGCATTTCTTAGTGCTTTACCTACTGCTTCTTCTGCAATCATAGCAGAATCTCCATCATAGAAATCACTAATAGTATCATACTCTTCACCTAATATTTCTCTAGCATTATCTTCATTAGAAAAATGATTGATAGCTCTAAGTATCAAAGGGTCTTGTCTAAAAATGCCTACTATTAAATGTGAAAATTCCTCAGAAATAGCTTTATAACCTTCCATATTATTAGCTACTCTAATAAGATTTACAAAGTGTTCTCCAATAGCTTTAGCATTATTAAAGTCAGTAACACCTACTCTACCAATACCTTTCTCTATACTCATTAAAGAACTTAATGTAACACCTACAGAAGATAACATGTCAGTAATAGTTTCATTAAGCTTTAATATACTAGATTGAGTACTAGCTACTTCTCTATTAGCTGCATTGTTTTCTACTATTCTAATAGTTAAGTTATCTTCATTATCATAATCTACTATAGCTATATTATAACTATGTTCTTTATTATATTCAGCAGCTTTATTAATAAGATTCTTAGTATTCTCAATAGTATCTTCTACATGAGGTTGAATTTTATTTTCTGCTTCAATAATAGTTTTTTCTGTAAAGTAATCTCTAACAAGTTTGTTTTTCATTATACTATCAAAAGTAGGAATACCATCTTTATCTAGTACTAAAGAATCTTTAAACTCATTGATAAACTTCTTTCTAGAAATTATATTAAAGATATGGGCAGATTTCTCATACCCATATCTTTTTTTCATTTCTAAGAAAGTGTCTTTGCCATGTTTAGGCATATAAACACAACTCTTAGCCATTTTTTATTTGCACATTTTATCTTCTGGGTCTTCTGTAGGACTTTGATAATCATCAATAGTACCCTCAGGAGCTTCCTCAGGAGTTTTCATATTTTGTTTTTCTAATTCTTCAACCTCTCTACTTTGGTCAACAAGGTCCTCTCTTTCCATTCTATCTATTGCAGGGTCTTCTGCATCTTCTCCTGGATACTCAGAAGCTTTATCATCATTATCCATTTCATCAACTTCCTTAGGAACAGATTTCTTTGCATCATCTAGTTCAGCTTGAGACAAAGCATCTTCAACATCATCATCTATTGTAGATTCTGTCTTTTGAAGTTTTTCATCTTTTGTAGTTTTCCTATTCTTCTTTGTCTCTTTTTCTTTTAAAACATTGTTAACCTCTGATGGGTCTCCATAATCCTTCATCTTTGAAAAATCAATCATATTATCTTTATTTTCACTATAAATTTCTTTTTCACTATCATAGAAAGGAGTTGCTTTACCATTATATGTAACTTTAACATAAATAGGTCTAGAACTTGTAGGTTCTATAGTAAGTACATACATACCACCAAAACCTTTATCTTTTTGTACCATCACCATAGGTACTGCATTAACTCCATCTCTTGACTTTAACTTCTTTAAAGCATCCTCATCTTTAGGATACATAATGATTTTATTACCTTCTTTCTCAAACTTTAGTCCTTTTAATTTACTTCTAGATAATCTATAAGCATATTGAGGATTATTCATTAAGAATTGCTTTATATAATTCTTCATATAATAATCAAACTCTCCTAAATCCTCAGTTAATCTTGTATTTTTCTTTTTAAGAACATCCAAGTATCTAGGCATATTCTCATAGAAAGCATTGGTAAAGAATATACCAAAATTAGAATGACCAAAGTTCAATCCATTAGCATAATAAGAGTACTGGAATAAATCTTCTGCAAACTTTACTACCTCTGGGTCTTCGGATGTAAGAAGTTGCTTTAATTCATTAGAGAAGTATTTTCTGCTCTTAGATGATACTTTACCTACATTAGTGAAAGTAATACCTGATTTAGCACTAACTCTCATACATTGTATTAAAGTCATTTGCTTTACATTTAAATGTTTGAATTTACCATTTTTATCTTTAGCATTTAAGAATTGATAATACTTAGCAGGAAAATCATAGATATAATAATTTCTTTTATCCATAATATCTTTACCTTCTTCACTACCAAATCTTGAATCTCTACCTGACATTAAATACATTACTAATTCATTATAGAATCTTCTAAGTTCTTTAACATCTCTAGTTCTAGTTAAAGTGTTATTAGTGTAGTTTCTAAGTGTTTCTACAGCATTTTCAACACTCCTAGATAATTGTGGTAATAAATTATGCCTTCCTGCTATAGTATAAGCACTTCTAATACCCAAAGTATAGAATGCTTGAACTCTAGGAACAGACGATTTCAAGATAGCTGCTCTAGTACCTTCTTCTTCATAGATAGCATCTAAATCAATATCTATAAAATTCTCAAAACCTAAGATAGGACTAAAAGGACTAGCTTTTAATACTCCACTTTCTCTAACAGTTACTTTATTCATAAACTCTTTAGCTTTAATCATCTGTTGAGTTACTTCTTCTGTACTGATAGCCAAAGCACCATTAGGAGAATCACATCTAGATATTGCAGAAGATTCTTGTAGCAATTCACTTAATTTTTGAATATTATCCATCCATCCTAAAAATCTAGCAGCATAAGATAAATCCTTTTTGTCGATAGTACCATTTAATCTATACTTGGTAATTAAATCAACAATATCAGAAATCTTACCATCAAAATCTTGCCATGATTTAGTTTCTTCATATAAATCTTTATTTGCTGATACTTGAGTTCTTATAGCTGATATTAAATCATCACAAGTATTTAAGTAGCCTATAGTTTGTGGGTCACATCCTATTCTAATAAGGAACTCTACTCTACCAATAGTTGAGGAATTACAACCTAAATCACCTAATACAGGGTCTTTACCATTATCAGGTGAAGCAGCTTGAAACTCTGCACAAATATCACCTATTTTAATTCCTGTAAGCGGAGATACCACACTATCTATAGTATTAACAATCTTAGGCTTTTTTTCTCCAGGTAATGTTATTTTAAATTGAACACTATCTCTAAGCTTCAAACCTTCATTCTTATTAATAAATTGGAACTTATAATGTGAAGATGAATTAACAGCAAACATACCAATAAGGTCATTACCATCCATAAGATTTCTATGATTATTAGCATAATCAATAATACTCAATGGGTCATCTACAGTAGCATTCTCATCATAGAAATTATCAAGAGCATCAATACCATCTTCTACAGTAGAATCTTCGTTCATTCCATACTTATTAAGTACTTCAAATAAGCTACTCTTTTCTATTTCATCCTTATGTTTATCATAGAATTTCTTTAAAGCTTTTCTATTATGTAGTATCTTCTGTTGTCTTGATGCTTGCTTAACATTATCGTAAGAACCTGGAATAAAAGAACTTTGACTACCTGCATTAGATGTTAAACCTCCTGCAATTAAATCAATAAGCATATTATCTCTTATCTTCTTTCTAATAGCTTTAGATTTTCCTTTTTGCAAAGATAAATCACTAATAGACATTCCTTTATTATAACTAGGACTATAGGCATAATATTTAGGTTTAGTAACTAAATTATTACCTATAAAGTTATGATAGTCAGCAAATATCTCATTACTCTCTAAATAGCTATTAAGTTCTTCTTCTGTTAAGCCTCTATTTATTGCTTTATATACTTCCTCTATACTTGTATCATTATTATCTATACCTTTCTTTTGCAAATATTTATCAAAACCTTCTCTATACTTTCTGCCAGTTATGACTCTTCTAAAGTTCTTTATCATTAAAAAGAGTTTATCAATATCAAAGTCAGTACCTGACATACTAACAATATCACTAGGCAGCATAATAGCAGTACCTGCTGATATAGGTAAGAATCCTTTAATTCTTAATTTAAATATAGAATATTTATTCTCTGTAGGGATTCTATAACCTATTATATCTAATAAATCTTCATTACCTTTAATTTTATTATAATCTACTTCCCAATATTCTTCACCACCAAAATCCTTTCTTGATACTAGTAAATCCTGTATTAAACTTCTCTTATAAGCAGGCATATAACAAGGTATATAGTCAATAGACTTTTTACCTCCCTTATCTACTTTATAAACAGTATGTAAATCTTTGCTTAAACCAAAGTTAGACACTAGGACAATATTACCACCATTAATCTTCTGCTTTTGTATAGCATTTTTAAAAGTACTTAATAAAAGTTCTTCAATCTTATTTTTAAGATTTGGATTATTAAATGGTATTTTAAACCCTGTCTCATCTTCATTTAATTCTAATGCTTCTTCAACTTCAGGACCATATTTAAGATTATTATGAATCTTATTTAATAAAGCCTTCTGTAATTTCTTTACAGTACCAAATTCATCATTTACCTTACTAAATGAATCAAGTAATTGGTCAACTATAATAGTATTATAGAGTTCAATATATTCTTCTCTATTCAAAGTCTTAGTATCTTTGCCAAACTTTACATCTATGGAAAAATCACTAGGTAAGTCAGCAGGAAGAATATTTCTTAACTGAGAACCAAAGATAGCCATCAAATCATCCTCTGTTAAATGGTCTCCAGAAGGTTGAACTACTATATAATCTGATAATGGTATAGTATGAAGTTTTTCTTCATTTAACACTAGATTTTCATCTTCATCAAAAACAGCCTCACCATTTTCATCATGTGCTCCAAATTCTTCTTCAAGCTGAGCATAGCATCTATCAATGCCATCCTCTGAATCTTCAAAGTCTATATCTTCAATAGCCTTATTATATTCTTTTTGTGTTATCTTTTCATCTACAATAGCTTGTTTTAGATTTTTTATAAAAGTATTGTAATCAGTAGCTTTGATAAGCTCATTACCCACTTTTATGTTATCATTAGAATCTTTTAAAGCATCAAATCTTTCTTTATCATAGTTAAGATTTACTTGACCATAACCTCCTACTTTTACTACTGATTCAAAGTGAACTACATCTATGTTATTATCCTCCATAAACTCTTGTAGAGCTACTAATTGAGGAGATTTTGATAATACAGAACCTATCAGACTATAGAATGCAGTCATCATATATTCAGAATTTTTATGCTGTACAGGAACTTTCTCAGTTCTATTACCTATTTTTACAGTTTCATGACTATATACAAAAGGCTTAATATTATTCCATATAGTATAGAAATCTTTCATATCAAGTCTTTGTTCTCTAGTCATTCTGTCATAGGCTTCTTGCATATCTTCTGTCCATTTACCTCCCATAGCTTCAAGTATTTTCTTCATTGAAGCAGGAGTTCTAAAGGATTGTCCATCAGTAGCATTAATACCTCTAAACTTTTCAAGAGCACCAAGAATCATACTTCTAGTAAGATTAGATACACCAACATTACTTTCAAGAATTTCTTTGATACTATCATAAGTGTTAGATAGTTCTATTTTATCTTTAAGATAAATACATCTCTCTGTAAGTTTTTCAGTATTATGACCATGCTCATCAGTTTTCATACCATAGAGTCTATCTCCAGCAGCATAAGCTTGCTTATTTCTTTTGATAAAATCTCTAAAGTTCTTATAATAAGCTAAGTCTCCACCAAACATCTGAATAATCTGAGACTGAGCAAAATAATCATTATAAAAGAAATTTAAAAGTATTTCATTTAATTCTTCTTCTTCTTTATCAGAATTTTCCTTTACATCTTCTGTTTCTTCATCTCCAAATAAATCATCTATATTCTTTTCATTAGAATCTTCCTCTTCTAATTTATTATTAAGATTCTTAATCTTTTCATAAAGAATAGACCTTCTTTTATCATCAAAACTATTAAGAAATTCAGTAGCTTTAGGTATTAATACACTCTCTACTAAAGATGTCAAATATTCTGTACTTTGAGTACCAAAAGTATAAGAACTGGCCTTAGACAATGATTGATAATAATCAATTATTTCATCTAATCTATCATTTAAAGCAGGAAAGAAATTAAATTTCAAACCATTCTTCTTACCAGTATTATAGTTATCAATTTCTATACCTTTCTTATTATTTCTCAGAGCAATAATTCTTTCAATCTCTTGTTTTAAAACCAAAGCAAGTTTCTCAACAATTTCTTGCTTATAATTTTCTCCTTTATATCTAATATGTTTAACTAGTACTGAGGCATCAGTATCTGAGAATAAGGCATTTCTATAATAACCATAACTATTGCCATGTTCATCTTTACTTTCATTTAAAAATGCTAAGATGTGATTATCTATAAGAGTTTCCTTTGATATTTTACCAAATGTATCCTTTTCACTATTACCACTAAAACCTAATACATAAAGTATTTTAAAGTTCTTTCTAATGCTATAATCTCCTGCATCTCCTGGCTCATATAGTTGCTTCAACCATGTATTATACCATTCTTTAGTATTTTGGTTTCTAAAGAAATCAAAATTACCATAATTATCATCTAAGAACTGAGTACCTCTTATTATACCTTCTTCTGTATCAGTCTTATTAAGAGTATTTACAGTTCTAGTAATCATGTTATATGCTACATAGCTAAATCTATTATTTCCTGAAAATCTAAATGATGTTTGAGAATATGCTTCATTGGCCAGTGTTAAAGAATTACCTATAGAAAGATAAGATGTTTGAAACTTAGTTACTAAATTATCATTAGCTTGATAACCTTTAGATGGTGCAGTAATAATATTAGCTCTAGTTAGAATATTACTAATATTAGACCTCATCTTAGTAGTAAACAAAGTATTAAAATAATCTATTATTTCATCTTCTTTAAAACCATTATCTAATGCTTCATTAATAAAATCTTGTGCAAATACAGGCTTACCATCTTTTAATATAATGTTACCTTTTTCATCTAATTCTAAGGCTTCAATATTAGGTATTAAAGACTCTAGATTCATGTTAGAAGTATCAATGCCTAAATTGTTTAATAATGCTTCTAGAGATATTTTTCTAAATCCACCTTTACCATCAGGAAATTCTCCTCTTAGTAATTGAAGTGCTCTAGTTAAATCATATATTGAAGAGTTTTTCTTAGTTAATACATTATTTACAAAATATAAAGGATGATTTTTTATGATAACATCTTTTTCTCTACTTTCTTTAGTACCAGGAGCAGCAATAAGTTTGTGCATATTTTCTATATTATTACTATTTCTAGTACCATCTGCATTATATATAGAATTAGGTCCTAATATCTGATGTCCTTCATAAGCAGTAGTAACCATATCTAAGAATGTACTAGATTGATTATCTCTGTTTAAGTAGGCTATAGTACCTTTATTTGTTACCATTGCAAAAGGAGCAAATGATTTACATGCTCTAAAAAATTCTTTTCTAAAATCTAAGTCAAATTCTTGAGGTACTTCTGGATTAAATACTACATTATCTTTAATACTTTGCATCCAAGGATATTTAAGTACAGCTGCTTCAAACATCTCATCTAATTCATCCTCAGAACTAATAGTTTGGAACTCATTAAGCAAAGTATAATAAGCAATCATAGGATTTAATTTAACTCTAAGACCTAAAGAATTGAACAGGAACTCTATATTATTATCTCTATTAGTATTAAAGTTCATCTTATAAAGATGTGCTAACTTATTTTTAAGTTTAACAGAAATAGTATCTATAGGGTCAGTAAGCATGTATTTAATCATATAACCCTCTTTATTAGGGTTCTCTTTTTCATTTTCTACATCATTCTCTTTATCTTCTCTTTCTTGTGTATTTTCTACTACATTACCTCTAGTATCTAATCTAAGATTTTCATTAAATTCAATATCAAATGCTGCTTCTTTAACTAAAGCATCAAATACTGCTTCGTCTTTAAAGTAAGTACTAAAGTAATCTGTAAGCTTTTGCACTCTACTAATAGCATTATCTCTAATCTTTTTAATATCTCTTACATCAGTATTATCGAGACCTTTTTGATTCATTTCCCAAGAGAAACTTTCACCTAACAAAGTGTCTGTTCTAATCCTAAGTGCATAATTACCATTATTATCTATAGGAACTTTCTTCAAGTAATAATCATAGACAAGCTCTCTAGTAGCATCTTCATCACCTTTAGCTGCTTTAAAGTCATCAATAATATCTTTAATATTATTAAATATTTGAATAGGTACTGGACCTTTATCTGCATTTAAAGTTAGACCTAATACAAACAATCTCTGTTGTGCTTCTGTACCTCTAGTTACACCATTAACAAGACTTTCGTAAGCTTTATCACCATAAGTTTCTCTACAATAAGCTTCATAGCTTAAATCTTCCTTTAGTTGTTTGATAGTATTATCTAATTGAATACTAAAATAATCAACAATAAAACTAATAGCTGCTAATCTTTCTGTAACATTAGGAAATGTAATATCTAATATATCTTTTGCAATATTATCATTCTTTATAGCATCTTCTTCTGATATAGGTCTTTCAGCTTTAAGACTTTCTCTTACTTCTGTTTTCTTTCTTTCAGTTTCTTTCTTCTTTTTTTCACTATAATCTGTATCATCTATATTACCTGTTAAAGCATCTCTTAATGTCTTAGCCACATTGTTATTTTTAGCTAATTTACTACCTCTATTACCTGCTACATTAAGAGTTTTGATATTATTATCTTTAATCCATTGTCTTAATTCTTTAGCAGTAGGGTTTAATAAGAACGGTTTATTATGTTCTTCTGCACTTCTTCTAGTTGCTTTTAAACCTGTACTATCATTACCATAATTAAAATATACAGTACCATCAGAGTTCTTAACATTTAAATCTGTTCTTCCTGTATAGTTATCTTTCTTGCCAGTTCTAGCAGTATATTCTTCTTGCTCTTCATCAGTTATCTCTGTAAGACCATAAGACCTAACATCCTCTTTATCTATACCTTCTTCTCTTAAGAATGCTTTAGGAGCAGTACCTCCAGTCTCTACATCTAGTTCTTTAGCTACTTGAAGACCTATAGTATCTACACCAGTTTGACCTCCTGAGATAATCTTAGTTACAGATGTAGTATTCTTAGTTTCTTTTTTATCTTCAACTTCTAATTCACCAAATACTTCTTCATACTTGTTCTTTAGATATTCATAAAGCTTAGGAACTCTTTCTTTACTAATATCTGAAATACTTGTTTTATCTCCCTTTTTACCTTTAGCAGGAAGACTTTTCTCATGAAATAAAGATTCAATAGGAGGTAATACAATTCTATTATACTTACCACTATTTAAAGCTTCTTTAATAGCTTCAAACTCTTCATCTATTGTCTTTTTAAACTTTTCAAAGTCTTCTTTATTCCATCTTCCAGCTTCCCAAGTCTTACCATTCTTAGGGTCATAGAATTGCTGAGTAGAAATAGGTAAACTATTATCTAGACCTCTAAGTATTGCTAATGTTTTACCAGAAGTTCTATTAGTATTATCTGTAAAGATATATAATGTTCTACTATCTTCCTTAGCACTATCTCTAGTAATAGGACTACTTACATCTGTAAATACTATTTTAGGCTTACTAGAAGTATCTTTATCTTCATTGGCTATTTTTCGATGCTCGTTGATAAACTCAATAATAGCATCTTTATTCTTTTCATCTAACAAAAATTCCTGAGAATAACTTTCATTCAACAAAGTAACTATTGATTGGCATTCTGCATCAGTAAGATTTTTAATAGTATCTTTACCTATAATACCTTCAATTTTTTTCTTTGTAATTCCTATGGAACATTTAATACCACTCATAATATATAATTAAAATTTTAGTGCAAAGTTAAATAATTTTGTTCATTATACCAAATGTATAAGAGCAAAAGTTGATTGTTTTAAAAAAAAAATAGGGAAGAGTATAAACTCTTCCCTTAATAATTAGTCTACAATATACTTAGTACCATTGTAGATGAGCTGAGAGATAGTGTTAATATTAACAAGTCTCTCTCCTGTTTCTTTATCTGTTCTAGTAATGTCCATATCCATACATCTGTACTTACCATCTCTAGATACAAACTGCATCTTATATCCTCTAAGGATTCTATCTTCACCTTCAATATAGTCCTTTACAGGATTATTCTGAATGAACTTAAGAGCTTCCTTATAGGCTACTGCCATTGACTTCTTAGCTTTCTTAGCTTTATCAATAAGTGCTACAGCCTCAGCCCTTTGAGCCTCTTTTTCAGCTTCAATAGCCTTTTTTGTCTTTGGCTTGTCCTGTTTCTTGAAGACTACTGTAAATACCTCAGAAGACTTAATGTTTTCAAAAATAGTTCTGATTCCTGGAGTACCATCTTTCTTGTCCTCCTTACCTACTTTAACCTCATTATCATACTGGTCAGAAGTGTTAAGTAGATTAGCAACATACTCATTACTAAGAGAAACTTTCTTACCACTTTCAAGGTGGAGGAACTCTATTCTATCCTTAACTACCTTGTTTACTACATAGTGAGATTCCTCTGAGAAGATGTCACCAACTTCAATTTCTTTAATGTTTACTTTCATTGTTCTATTGATTAAATTAACTCTTTTGAATAAGCTGTATAAACAGCACTAATTTCTGTATCACCACTAGCTAGAGCACTATCCATAGTTGTTTTGAACAGTTCTCTAGTAGATTCTCCACCTCTTGCATAAGAGGCAGCTTCAATTACTTGAGAAGTTTTGCTATCTGTTTTAAATGGTAAGTTAATACCATTAGTTATCTCGGACAACTCTTTATACCAAATATTATTATGAGTATTACCACATTGTATAGTATCAATTTTAATGCCCTTGGCAGCAGCTTTCTTAGCTTCCTCTCTCCAATCAATTTGATTATTTTCTATAATGTAACTCTCATTTATAGAAGTTTTATAGGAATAACCAACTCTATGTGGGTAAGCATCGGCTATAAGTAGAACAGACTTAGTAGAACCCTCTCTCCAAGAAGTTTCTTCTACAATCTTCTTTATGACAAGCTCATAGAACTCATCTCCATCACCTCCACTTGTATTTCTAGCATTCTTTACAAATTTTATAAGCTCATCCTCATTATCAGTTAAATCAATAACTTGATAAGCATTACCAAAATCATTTTTACTATTCATGTCACAGTAATCACCAAATGCTACTATACTAATCTTTAATTTAGGATTAGCTGCAAATAGCTTTGGTATCAATTCTATAACATGCTTTCTTACTGCTTTAATATAAGAAGCCATAGAGCCTGTAGTATCAAATGCTATGACCATATCAAGCATTCCATCTACTTTCTCTTCTTCTACCTTAGGTGTTTCTTTCTTTTTAATTAAATTTGTTCTCATACTTATTTTTATTTATCATTAATATCATATACGTCAAAATCTTTATTATAGCAGCATTTGTCTAATATCCAATCATCTATAACTATCTTTCATCATTCAAATTTAACTCATAATGACCTTTCCTTAAATAACCACAAACTGTACAATTTAATATAACTGTTTTCATACTTTTCATTTTAAAAATAGATTATACAAAGTGTTACAACTGCTAGTTTCTTTTAAGTGATAGCACATTATTTCAGCAGATAAACTCACTATATTTATCTTTCGGACCTTTGTATAATTTCAAGATAGGGCTACTTACCTTAGAGTTGTTTTCAATCCTATCTATCTATTTATTTATCATCATACTTAAACAATAATGCTCCGTAATGACTAGTTAATACTCTAACATCATCAATTCCTTTAAGACAAAATCCTCCATCTTCAACATTTAGTACTATTTGAGTATAATCCTCATCAGGCAAAATACATCTTAAATAAGTACTCTCTCTTGTATTAGCAATAGGTAGTGTAGTGTCTAACTTAAAGTACGCATCTAACTTCTTTAGTATTTTTTCATCATCTACTGGATTCTTTAATACTATTATAGCATAATCCTCAGCACGTCCTACAGCTTCATTAATAGTAATTGAAGGGTCTTGAATTACTTTATATACATTTAAAGAAGCTAGTCTAAGCATTAAGTTATTCTGAAACTTTTCATAACTTCTAGGATTAACATCAATATAAGCAGTAGCATCTCTATCTATGCAATATCTTATAATTTCTGACATTAAACTCCTTAAATGTTTAGCATTCTTTATAAAGTATGTTTTAACTTTACCTTCTTTACCAAAGCAATCTTTACCTACAATCCTAAGAGGATAAAAGAAAGGATATTCACCATCTTCAATTAGTAATGGTGTTATTAACTCTATATTATTTATCACCATAATGTTTGAAATTTATTTCTTACTGCTGTTGCTATTTCTCTTGCCATAGGATGAGCATCATTAGCACATCTTTTATCAAAGAAATTCTCCCAAGCATCTTTAAAGCCACATGAAATAAGCTCAGACTTTACATCTAAAGGTAATACACCTCTAGCATATTGAGGAGATTCTTTAAGTTTTAATAGCCTCATATAAAGCATTTCACTATTCATCATAGCATTTAACCAGTTATATTTAGGATTTAATTCTGTTAAATCTTCACTAGTATAGAAATCAGTTGCAGTATATTTATCACACTCTTCTATATCATATTTATCAGGTATAATAAAGGTTACTTGATTATCAAACTTATCTTTATTATAATTACAATATCTAGTACTCTCTCCTAGATGACTCAAAGAAATGTGTGTTCTAAAGCTATCCATTGTAACTCTAGATGTAATAAAATGTACTGTGTATCTACTAGGATAATAACAATTATCTTGCTCTGTAAAATACTCAGCTATATAAGGACACTTCTTTATAATTTGAAGATAATGTCTATAGTTAGTTGTTATATAAGTATGCTCTGGAAGTTCCTTATATTTAATCCATACAGGGTTATATAATTCACAATCTACTAGGTCATGCAAAATCTCTTCAAATAATGGTCCAGAGCACACCTTTAAATGTACAGTACCAAACTCAAGAGGTCTAGCATGGCCTCTTTTCACAAGCATATCTACAAACTTCTCATAAGAATCGTCTGTAATCTTATCTTCTGATTTATAACATACTCTGCCACACCTTTCAATGAACTTCTTAATACCTACAAGACTAAAATCTTTTTGTCTTAGAATCTCAAAACTTTGTTTAATTAACTTCATATTCTTAATTATTAACTATTATACCATATCTTTTATCATTAAATCCTTTAATACTTTTATTGTCAAAGACATATAGATAAGACCCTTTATTATCTTTATATAATGATATTCCAGGAACACTATTCATTAATGCCCATTGACCTCCAAGTTTTTTAAAAGTATTAGCTACTTCACTATTTAATGTTTGATATCTCATTTAAAAATCCTCTATATAATTAGCATCAGGAAAAGTCATTCTTACATCATCCCATGCAGAATCTCTCTCATGTTCATCATTCTCATCATAGTTATTACTATAATGCTCTCTATGATTATCTTTAAAATGTACTATAAATTCCATTATTTATTATCATACTTTAAACACAAACATACTCCAAACATAAATAAAAAGATAAGTATCAAATGCACTGTTACTAATGTTGTCATTTCTTTTGGCCTAGTTTAATAATGTTACCTAATGCTAATACAGCTCTTTTAAGTCTCTTTTTATCTATATCTTTAGCATTCATTAATTCTCCATAGTCTTCTTCAAATATATAAGAAATTAGACTATTTCTAAGCTTAATAGCTTTTGTATACTTACTATCAGTTAATATATTTATTCCCATATTACTTCAAAATCATCTTCAACCCAGCCATTATCATTAGGAAGTGCTATTTGGTCTCTAACTGCTTGCTTTAAGTTACATTCAGAAAAGTCATAGCTAGTGCCACGATAACCATCTTCATCAAATTCCTCTTTAACAGTATAGTCAGTAACCTCTACCTCCACTGTTTTGCTCAGTGTTATAGACACAGTAACCTCAATCTTTTTTGGTTCAGGGTCTTCCTGATTCCAAGGTGCATCTGGAGTATCTGCACCAATAGGATAATTATTCATTTTCTTCGCCTTTTAATGTTTATATCTAAATTATTTTCTTTAATAAGTCTTCGAGCTATAACACTTTCTAGTTTATGAGAGATGGAGATATGCCTTCCCTTATTATTAACATAAATGGCATGGTCTCCACTATGTCTATTATAAAAGAAGCCATTTCTCCTTACTACCTTAATAAACTCTAATTGTGTGTATTGCTTCACTTATAATTAGGATTATTTGGCTGATTTGGGTTAGGGTTATCACCATATACAGCCTTGAACTTTTCAAAGTCACAATGCTTTATTTTAGTGATAATTCTTTCTCCATTCCTAAATCTAAGTCCACAAGTAGTTCTAAGAACTAATCCCTCTGCATCAAGGTCTTTATCCTCAGAAATCTTAGACTTAAAGCCATTCTTGACAAACTCTGTAGCCTGTGGAATAGTCATATAGCCAATAAGAGAAACTATATCAACATTACATTTCTTAGCAATATCCTCACAGTCTTCTCTCTTAAGCCACCAGTCATTAAACTTTACATCAAATAGAATGAAATTGACATCATTCTTAATGTATTTACTACCTACTTTTTGAATGCCAGCACCATAACCTTCACCATATATACACACAGTATCTTCAAGTGTTAGTGTAGGAAATACCTTAGCCCAATCTACCTTGAGGAAGATATTTTCAAACTTCTTGACAAGCTTACTAGGAAGCTCTGCTTTATTAGTTCGACCCTTGATAGTCACACCATAAAGCCAAGGATTTTCACCCTCTCCAGCTTCTATAGTTACATAGATTCTGATGTTAGTTCCATCAATTTTCTCTGTACATTCCCAAAGATTATCCTTGAGATAATTGAACTCTTCACAGGTATACTGTGTAGGAATGATAACATTCTTAGCATCTCTCTTAAAGAGAGTATTAATCTTCTGGTATTCCATTTTCTTTTATTTTAATTACATTATTAGTACTAATCATATATTCAAATTTGCTTCTCATTGTTACAACAATTCTTTTAGGACAGATTCTTACAACCTTACAGACATTTACACCACAACCGTAATATGCTATTACTGTATCACCTACTTTGATTGTATGACCTAAAACATCTATTGCAGTTCTATGTAATCCTTCATATTCCTTCTTTGTCATTCTCCAATCTTCTCATTTCATCGTCAATATAGAATCTTGCTTTCTTCAAGTCTTCTGTTTGCTTTTGTTTATCACTCATTCCTTGTTCAGATTTATGACCTGACCTAAGAACATACTTTATCACATTCCCTAGATTAAAGTTCATGTGTCTAGTAATATCAATAACCTCTATACCACATAACTCTTTAAGCTATGTATAATGAGCTGGATGTTCAACTCTATTATTTTTTTTCTCCATATTTTTTATTTAATGAATCCAATAAGTTGGTAAATTACCATTTTCATCATAGCTTACATCTGCATCTAGTTTACACCTAGTACAGAAATAAGAACCAGCTTTAACCATACAGTTATATAATACTTTAACTACAGTATCTGCTATTTCAGCAGGAGCTTCACAGTTGATTTCATCATAAGGAGTTACACATATTAATACTTTAAATAATAGGTTATTACTTCTCAAATATTCAAAGAAATTAATCATGGATACTCTTAAACACATACTACCAGTAGCTTGTATCGGATAATTTATACTTTGCTTTTCACTAGCAGATTTTCTTTTAAAGAAATGTCTAACTCTTTGTACAGTTTCACATTCTGGACAAGCAATTTTCATTTCTCTATAATAATTCCAATCTAGTGTACTCATCCATTCTTTATCAGCTTGAAGTTCTTTATAATCATAAATATATGCTTTATGTCCTGTTAAAGGATTTAATAGTATATATCCTTTATTAAACCAATCTCTTCTTCTAAAGTCTTGATATTTTTTTAATCCTTTAAAACCTGACATATAAGCATTATATATTTTCTTTGCATCTTCTATAGGAATACCTTTATTTTTACTTATAGTATTAGCATCTCCTCCATAATTAATTGCAAATTCTATACCTTTAGCTTCTTGTCTTAGATTATGATATTTCTCCTTTATATCTTTAATATTAGTATCTCTAGGAATTTCATGATAACTCATATAAGCAGTTAAAGAATGAATATCTCCCGACCCTTCTGTAAGTTCTTTAATGATAGCTTCATCATTAGCTATAGAAGCCATAAGATATGTTTCTTGGCCTGAATAATCAACACTAATCCATTTATTACCTTTTTCTGCTACAAAGCAAGCTCTAGTCTCAGCATTAGCTGGTAAATTTAGAAGATTAACATATTCAATTTTAGCATTTTTATCCTTACCTCCACTAGTTAATCTAGTAGTGTCTGCTCCCATTTGTTGATAGTTAGTATGTATTCTACCACTGACAGGATTAATCTGCTTAAGAAAGTTTTCACCATAAGTAGAAGTTACTTTAATAGCCTCTTTATATTCTAGATATAAAGGAATTAAGCTACATTTATCCTTCTGAGGTTTTAAACTTTTAGCATCAATACTATTTTTAGTTCCTCCTTTTACTTTATCTTCTATGATTACATTTACTCCATATTTTTTAAACAAAGGAATTAATTGTTTTGTACTATTCCAATTTAATTTAACTTGTGGTTCTAGATTAAAACCATTGAATATATCTCCTTGTCTATCAATAAAAATATATTCACTATTAGGTTCATTCTCTAACAACCATTTATTACAATTATCTAGTGCTGTAGTAACTCTCTGTTTATCCTTCTGCATCTTGACTTTCCATTTATCAGCATCTAGTTTTATACCACAATATTCACAATAAGCTAGAGGTAATACAAACTTATTTTCATATATTATAGCTTTCTCTAGACCTTTCTTAGCAAGCTCAATTCGCTGGAGATTCATTATCTTTTCTAGATATTTTACATCATTAGCACTATAAGCAATTACATCTTCTGTTAATCCTGCATATATAATTTTACCTCTAACAGATTTATCTAATTCTATATCAAGATAATTTTCACCAGCGGCTTTTAAACTTAAAGAATGAATACCAGGAGGATAACCCAACCACATTAGTTTTTCTGCTAAATAGCCATCCCAAACATTTCTAGGAACTATATTTTGTCTGAATAGAAACTTCAAATCAAACTTTAAATTCCATCCAACAAATAGTCTGTTAGATTCTAGATATTCTTTATATAGTGTAGGATTAATAGTAGTAGTATCTATTACTACTTGAAAATCATAATTACCTAATTGAATAGACTTTAATTTTTTTGTCCAAGGGTCTAAACCTGTAGTTTCAGTATCTAGACCTACAATAGTTAAGGGGTCAAGGAGTTTCAAAGACTCCTCAACCCCAATAACCTTGTAATTTTTACTCTCAAACAAAGTCCTCTGACCAGTTACTAAATATATCATTTAATTTTTTTTATTTCTTTGAATATACTTCTAATGTCTTAAAATCAATTACATATTGATATTTCTGCAAAAAGTCTGTACCTAATAGACCATGAATCTTAACTCCTGTACTTTGTTCAATGTATTTAGCAGAATTTTCAAGTCCTTTTGATATTACAAGTGTTATATCATATTCTTTACTAAGTGTATCTTTTACTTTGACTTCAATAGAACTAGATTCATTAGTTATTGCTCCAATACCTGCAATTTCATTATTATTCTGTATTTTATTACCTTTTATATCTTTAAGTACAGATGGTATTATATGAGAAATATTACTACCAGTATCAATAAGAAAATTAAGTGCTATACCATTATTAGTCAGAGTAATGATAGGCAAATCACCTGGCATATACTTCTTAATGGAGATACTGTCATTAGAAGGCTTCTTAGTGTGCAAATATACACTAGCAAGACTTCCAATAGCAGCAACTCCAGTAAATATCATTATAGTCTCTAAAATCATACTCCAGTACTTCCATGTCCTCCCCTATCTACATTATTAAGTTTATCCACCCACTCAAACTCTATTCTATTAGAGAATAGCCATTTAAGCTTTTGCCATATAGTAGCAAATTGATTAGGTACTATTTCAAATTGACAAATTCTATTACCCTTATGAATAATAGTATTATCTATTGCATAACAATAAAATCCCCATTCATCATTATCTCCACAATATGAAGTATCAATAACACCAGAAGCTGCCATTACGAGTTTAAGGTTCTTAGTAGTGGAACTTCTTTGTTTAACTTTAGCACTAAAACCCTTAGGTAATTGCATAGCAATACCAAGCTTAATAAGTTTCTCATCAAACTTTACATCCCTTGTTTTAATTCCATCTTTTTTATGAAGAATACCTGCTTGAGGAGCTTTAAACTCATAGTCTTCTGCAGCTCTAAGGTCAATACAATCACCAATAGGGTTGATAAAAGGAACCAAGTTACCCTTTTCATTCTTAGCCTCTGTATAGAGACCTTTCACTATCTCTTTTACTTTAATCTTCATTTTTAAAACCTTTAATTATTGTTCTTTTTTTGACAGTTAATAAATTTACTATATTATTATTAGTTGTAGTTTCTCTACTACTATAAATAACTATACCAAAAAGGGTGATAGTTTTAGTTCTCACTGCACTATCACCCTCTTTATATTCACTCATTTCAATATGAAACATTCCAAAACTTTGCTGTTATATCCTTAGTAAATACTTTACCTTGAATAACATCTATTTCTAGCATTACTTGATTAGTAGTTTTACTATTAAGAGGGCCTTTATCTTTATCATAATGTCCATACTTAATATAGTTAAAATTACTCATATCAATATCTTTACTGATATAATCTCTACCACTATACCATCCTACTTTAAGATTAGGATAATATTCCTTAATGTCTTGTGCAATACCATCTACTTCACTTGGATTAGCATCACCTCCCATAATACAAACACAAGTTATACCTCTATTAGAGTCTATCAAATCAGTCAAGTGTTGTAAATCAAGAGGTTTTCCTATATCATCTGCAAGATAAGGAGAATGACATCCTTCACAATGGCAAGGACAATTAGATATGTTAATAGCAAGAGTTATTTCATCAGGAATTTCAGCAAATACAACTTTACTATCTACATACTTTAGCATATATCTTTTAGTTTAGAATAGACCCTCTTTCCAGCCTCAATGAATCTATCAATACTAAATGCCTTAATAGGTCTCAAATAACCTATTACTCTAGTATACCAAGTAATGTTATGGCTATGGCACTTAGGACATTCTGTTATAGGATGCTTTGTAATATAACCACAATCATCACACTTACTATTTGGTATATTAAAGGTAAAGTAGTTAGTACCTTCTTTGACTGCAAATTCAATTAACTTAAGATACTGCTTCTTACTCAAATGGTCTTCAAGATTAATATGACAAGCTGAACCTCCATCACAATATTGTGCTGTATGCCTTCCATGCAGAACCATCTTATCTAGTATTGAAGTATCATCATGGGCATCAAAGAAATATGAGTTATAAAGATTTTCATCTTCGGGAACCCAATCATTCTGTTACACCCTCTCCCGTTGTACAGAGAGGTGATTCATTAGTAATATAGTTATTTAAGTTTATCAAACCAGCATGTACTTTCCTATGGCAGTTAGCACATAAGCAAACACACTTGCTTACTTCCTGTAGAAGCCATTCCCTTCTCCTACTTCTATACTTACCTATAGTAAAGTCCTTATCTATTGGATTGATATGATGAAAGTCAATATAAACAGGCTCTACTTCTCCACAGACAATACAAGGAGTTTTTATGCTGTTAAGCCATTCTCCTTGTCTATTCTGCCTTCTTGTAGCTTGTGCTCTATGAATCTCAGGATGTTCTAATCTCCTTTGCTTCCTATAAGCTTTTCTACAATCCTTACACTGATGTCTTCCTTCATCAAACATTTCTAGTGGTAATTCTCTACCACAAACCTTGCATAATTTAGTCTCCATACTTAATTATTTTGGGAACAAAGTTAAAACTTTTATCCCAATTATGCAAGATTATAACCATATTTCTAATGAATGGGTTAATATTTCTATTAACCTCTCTATGTTACCATAGAGTTCCGACTATTGCATACCTTAATATTCTATCTTCACAGATTGTATATTAAAGTCCTCTTTGTTTAGTCTGTCAGGCTGCACAGGTTTCCCTTGCTTGCCCCTCATAATCCCATAGGGACTTCTGAGTCAATTAAAAGAGGTTTTAGATGGACATTGGTTCTAATCCATCTTTTTTGTCCCATCTATAATTCTTACCACCAAGAGACTCAGCAGGAACTACCTCAGAATTAAACAAGAAAGGTTTCTTCTTGTCATGGATAGAGTGAAGCTTGTTTTGTTCCTTAATAGTGCCAAGAATAAATTGCAAGAACTTGATATATTCAGGGTTATTAGACACCTTAAGACCTAAGAACCTAGCTGCTTCATTCAAGCCATTAATACCAATAGTACTATACAACTTGTTCATGTGTATATAGCCACCATTGCAAGCTGCAAACATACCTTTATCTTCTTGTTCATAGAGCATAGTCTTATAAGCAATATGATACTTATATACTCTTTCTAGGATTGTCTGTAAATACCATTTCAGACTTGGGTATAAATCATTACTATATCTAGAAACATCAGAAGGGATTATATTATTACTATAGTTCTTAAACCAATCTTGAACAATCCTATTAATATTAAGAGTGATAACATGACAGCTACCAGTCATAACACCAGTAAGACCTGATGTAGGATTAAATGTATTCTCTGCAAGCTCATTTCTCAATCTACAGCATGATGCAAGACTATCAGCACTGTCTGAAATATAAGTAAAGAATGAATGTCCTTCTGCATACATTTCTGCACAGAAGTCCTTATATTCTTTATCTATAATATCTTTACCATCATGTACCATTGCAAGAGTTTCAACAGGGAATGTTAATATCTGTTTGGTTCTAAGCTTATTGAAGAACTTCATAAACATCTTTTGAAGAGCATTAACTGCAGCCCATTCAGGCTTAGTTCCATCAGGATAATAAAACTCTCCAAACAATGAACTAAAGTATGTATGGTCATAATAAGACACATTTGTAAATGGACTCTGATATGACCTATTACCAGCAGGTTGATTAATACCATAGATAAACTGCTTGAAAGCTTTCTCTATGAAGTCTCTGACTGTCCTTTGAACCTTACAATGAGAATTTGTTACAACACAATCAAGCTTTTCATACCACTTATTTCCAAATTCTGCAACAATGTAATAGTTTAGAGCAATGAAATATTCTCCAAAGGCTACTGCACCTTTACATTGAGAAGAAAGTAAGAAGGTAAGATTAGTTATTTGTCCACTAAATGACTGCAAGTCATTAGGAGGAGATGGTGTTACACCGTCTATATTACCTACACCCTCTGTCATAAGTGGGTAAAGACTATCTGCTTGACAATAGAACTTCAAAGTAGGTACACTAGCTTCATCATGAGGATAAATTATGTGATTCTCAACATCTATCTCATACTGCTTTGCTACCTCTGGATAAATGATATTAAGCTCATCTTTCATCCTTTGTCTCTGAATAATTCTATTCTTTGTCTTATAGACTTCACCATCAAGATTAGCAACATTTTTCTGGGTTACATTAGCATTAGGGTCAGTCTCCGAAGAACTAGCAGCATTATCATCAGAATCTGCATAGTTAGACATATAATCAATCCTTTCTCTAATAAACCTAGACTCTTCATGTTTATTTCTATATATAATATAAGCCTTTGCTACATCATAAGGTGCTAAATCCATAAGAATCTTTTCTACTTCCATTTGAATAGTTTCAACTTTCACAGAGCTTACATCACTATGGTAAGTAGGAATGTAGGAAAGTTCCTTAAGAACCTCTTCATCAGGTTCTTTTTTCTGAGAAGCGTAGGCTTTCTTTACTGCATTGACTATTTTATTCAAGTCAAATTCCTCAAGCTGGCTTCCATTTTTCTTTGTTCTTTTTAATACTTTCATATCTCATTAATCCAATCTTCTAGTTGATTAGGATGAACTCTATCTATCCCATTTGGAGTAACTGGTTTATCCTTTAAATAGTTAAATAACTCTTTGCCTATTGTAAATGGGTCTCTAAGTACTACTTGATTAGCTTTTCCTAATTTAAGTTCTCCTACAGCTTCTGTAGATTTGAAGTTCCATACCAAAGGCGTTAGAGTCCTTTTATTAGCTACTATAAACTTGTATGGAGCAAGTTTGAAATCCTTAAAATAAGGGTCTCTATCCATATTGTCTCTTATGATTCTCCAATATAGTCTAGCCTGTATGTCATAATGCCATTCAATGAAACTCTTATAGAAATCCCATTCAGTCTTAGAACTAGTCTTCAAATCTACAGGGACAACTAGCTTTCTATCGTGAAATACAATTATTTCCAGTTTGTTATCTTATAGGCTCTTTATCCTATAATTCTACAGTTTCATATATATCTGTAGCTCGGACTATATCTTCATCCCTTATTGGAATGCTCGGCACTCTTGTTGATATTATATTCTCTTAAAAAGAGTTTCAATCATTAGTCTCTGAACCTTCACACTTTGTTAAAGGTGTGCTTGGCTGCTGATTGTCCTAAAAGGATGTTCCAGCAATTCACCGAGTTTTACGCGAACTCATACTTTTTAATATTTGATATTTATCATATTTTCTTTTCAAATAAAATTTAGAATCTTTATACAACCAATCTAAAATCATCTCAACTTGATGTCCACTGTAGTTAAGATGAAATACCTCATATTTAGTTTCTTTTCCTAAATATCCATTACTTAAAGAATGTGATGATATTATTGGTCTTATTTGCTCTAAGAATATTTTTGATGCTGATGTTAAATCAAATCTACAATGATAGATTTTATCTTGTAATTGTAAACAGCCATCTCCATCAAAGAATCCTCTTATAAAATGTCTATATAAATCTTTATTGATATTAGGCATTTGAATTACCCTAGTTTTATTAGGAACACATCCCCACTTAATTAAGTGATTACATGACCTTTTTGAACTTACTTCTAAAACATAAGCAGTATAACCATTATAGCAAGTTTTTCTTATAGGATAGTCACATTTTAGAGTTTCCTTAAACTTTATTATAATATCTTCATCTTTTAATTTTAGGTAGAATTTATTATTAGAAACACTTCCATCTGAGTACATTAATCCCAAAAAGTATGCTTTAGCTTCGGTGTTTATATACTCAAAGAAGTCCTCGTCAATAAGATGTCTACCTATTCTACTTCTTCTATGCTTAGAATAATCTCTTTTATGCTTTATTCCAGCTTTTTTAAGATACTTAGAAATAGTACTTTTGCTATATCCTAAAAGTTCTCCTATTTCAATAGGCTGTATTCCTTGATTATATAAATCAAGTATAGATTCTAAATTAATAACCTTTGTATTCATATTTTTATTTAGATATATGTACAAAGGTAATAATAGTTTCTCAAATATACAAATAAATAAGTAACTTTATAGTGGAAATGCTATAAAATTATTAATCCGCCATACATCTGTAATCAACACCACTGAATGATGCTTTGAATTTCAATTGATAAAATCTTTCTATATTATTATCAAACATACTATTTGGTTCAAAGTAGAACTTAGTAGCATCTGATGATTTAAGTCTATCAACTGTATTCTGAACATCATTATATACTTGGGTGCTAATAATTTTCTTATTTCCTGCTAAGTACAACAGTCCATAGTATCCAGCACAATCCTCTTTAATCTTTTTAGCCCTTGTTTTTGGTAGCCAGTGATTATTCCACTGAATGCCCTCTATTGATGCCATTATAGCATCATCAGGAATATCCTTTAAGGCATGATAGGTGTCTTTAAAATCATTGAATAGCTTCTTAACTATTGTAACAAGTGTATCAGAGATACCATTGTCAATCTGTGCTACCATAAATAATTGATTGAACTCCTCTTCACTTCCTGTTATTAAGGTATCAACACAAGAACCAAAAATAAGAGAGGGGGTCTCTATCTTGTCAAATAGTTTATCCAAGTTATTAAAACCCTCTCTCTCATAGCGTGCTAAAGTACTATATGACAAAGCTGGGTCTGCCCTATAGGTAGGCTCATCTACTTGCCATGATATATCCTTTAGGCTCTTTCTTTCCATTAATAATATTCATCTAAGTCATTAGAAATATCAGATAAATCCAAGTAAGAAGTATACTCTCTTATATCCAGAGTTAGCTGCTCTAACTGACCTCTATCAACATTTACCTACTTATCTCTATGTACACTCCTATAGTCATCTCTCTTCTTCATTACAAGACATGATTCTACTATATCACGAAGTTTTTCAAAGTCTCTATTTTCTAGAAACCCACTACAGAGTTCAGTATCTTTAGGTGGAAGGCATTGAAGCCCCTGTTTGATTCTCTGATAAAGTTCGTTCATACTCCTTGATTATTTCTACAGCTTGTAATAGCTGTTTCTTAGTATATATCTCAAAGTATATTGAATGCTGCCCAGTTCCAAACAGCTTATCATCAAGGAATTTTCTAAATAGCTTCTTCTTTATGTAAAAGACATCATTCTCTATTCCTTTAGCTTCAATATATACATCTAACTTGCCATACCTAAAGTAGAAATCTGGGGTATATCTGATCCCAGTAATTTTACCAGTTTTTGCTATTAGCAATCTATTCTTGATAGTACTTCCACTCTCAATTCTCTTAGTTTGCTGAGTATCTGTTTCTTTATCATAGAATGGAGTTATAGGAACAAATCCACCCCATAATTCAAATGTAATGGGTTCATATTGTGGATTAAATCCCTGCTCTAAAAGAGTGTTATAAACACTCTTTTCAAGCTGGGACTTAAAGGTCAGATTACCAGATTTACACTCTGTGGCATTTCTGATTTTCTTGTTATTAGGCATTAGCAAAAATAGACTTGAGATGCTCTCTAACAAGACTACAAGCAATCTTAGCATCCTCTACATTTCTAAATGCAGGAAATGCTCTGTAATTCTTTATAGTCTTCTTGTTAATCTTATGAATCCTGCCATCCTGAGGACTTACAGCATAGATTTCCTCACTCTTATTAATGTGGTCCTTATACTTTTTGTCCAACTCAATAGCAATCTCCCTGAGTACAATCTGTGTTGCTGCCCAAGGATTAACAGACTCAATAGTGCAGAGAATACCATTAAGTTTGTCAAATTTCCAGCCTGTCTTCTTTGATAGATTAATAAGAGCATTATTCCAAGTAGTATCATTCCAAATATCATTATGCTCAGTATTGTTAGCAATGTCATCAGTATCTACAACTTTGACCTTCTTATCTGCTATAAGTCTCATAAGGACAATCTCTGTTACAGGAACAACCTTATTTACCTTCATAAAGCTAAAAGGAGTATTAGCTTCAAACATAAGGATAACTTTATCACCAAGTTTAACCTCTTTACCACTCTCTACTACAATAAATTTCTTCACTTCTTTATATTTAATTAATTAAAAAACTTTTTCTTTGAACCACTCTATTCTCTCTCCGTAGAGTTCATAGAGTTTATTATTTATGTCATGCCAAATATGATATGGCATTTTCTTGTGTGTCCTTGCAAAATAAGCAGGATGTTCAATTTTGATAACATAATTGTTCTTACCTATATAAGGTTCTAATATTTGTGCTTGACTTCCAAACAAAACATAGACAATCCCAGGATTAATCAATGACATCTGCTTTAAGAAAGCAACCATAAATGGTCTCCATTTCATTATATGAACCCCTATTTTGTTTACTTCTGTTGTTAATGAAGAATTAAGCATTAGAATACCTTGTCTCGCCCAACTCTCTAAAGAGGGGTCAAAGGTAATCAAATTATGTGGAATCTCAAAGTTTATAACTGATTCTTTTATTACTTGCAAGGACGGAGATAGTTTATTTTCTAGAGTATCAGATGAATTACCAAATAGAACTCCTTGAGCTACACCTTTTTGAGGATAAGGCAGTTTGTTATCATGGAAGCTCTTTATCTTCCATATCTACATATTACTATGTAGTTCGGACTATATCTTCACTATTATTAGTGCAGGGCACTCTTGTCAGGTTTATTATCTATGCTATTCACCTGTTAGTCTCTGAACCTTCTACATACTTTTATGCACTTCTGTAGCTTGGCTGCTGATTGCCCCAAAAGGATGTTCCAGCAATTCACCCTGTTTATACAGAACCCTTTCTCTATAATTAACTAGTTTATATTGCATTGATGGAATGATATGTTCCTTTATTATAGAAACAAACAATTTGAAATCTTTAGCTTGCAAATACATACTATTATCATGTTTTCCCACATTAAAATGTAAATTAAATTTTTTTAATAATATATCAGATAGAAGTTTTTGTTCCTCTAAGGTAAAAGAACCTGTAGATAATATACATGAGCTTTTAGTTACATAGCCATCATCCATATACCATATAGCTAATCCAAGAGCATCAATATCCTTTACAAAGTCTTCTAATACTCTTTTATGGCCTTGAACATCATAATATTTCTCTCTTATATTAGTAAATATGGGATGTAATCTAGATTTATGCCTACACTCTATTAACTCATGTGTGTATCTTTTATTTCTAATAACATTATATCTTATAGTAGATGCTAGTCCATATTTGCTTAGAATATCTACTTTATACTGTAAGTATTCTTTTTGTTTTATGGAATGAGCAATACTCAGACACATATTTTTAGCAGTTCCTCCTGGGGAGCAAAAGCATCCATCCCCTAATAAGCTTCCAATCAAAAGCTGTTTCAAATCATTTCCAATTATTAATTCCTTATAATTCTTCATATCACTTTATTTTAGTGATACTAAGATAAGGTATTTGTCCTATTATTGCAATACTTTAAACGGATTATTTATAGATATGTTAATCCTGTCCTATAAAGATAACTCTACAATTATTGTAAGGACAAAGCTTGAATGCCCTAAATACATCTTTTATTGATGGACATAAAGTGGATTGGTTAAGAGTTCTCAACCAACCCATTATCTTCATAGTTTCTGTTCTATCTAGAACTTTCATCCAATCTCCAAAATACTCATCTATTGTCATAGTTCTCTATTGACAATACATTCCTTAGCTATTTCAAGCAACTTGTCTTGTATACTTTCAACTGTAGTTCCAGGAATCTCTGGGATATTAATTTTATAGGTAGAGTCTTCCTCTGTACCCATAGTACCCTCATAAATTACCTTAGTAACATAACTGCAATCAAAACCATCTTCTATATCCAATGGAATAACATCATTATTCTCATCATAATGTATAATTTCCATAGGAAGATAGGCACAAGTTCTAAGCTTTCCATAGCCATCAAATGGAGGAACTGCAACCACATCAGCAGGATTAACTAAACAAGCCAAACCTGTATCTCCATAATAGCTCTTTTTAAGCCATCCTCTACCACCAATGTGCAATCCAGTACTACAAGTATGCTCTTGTACTTTGTCACATTTGTTCCTATCCATAGTTACCATCTCTCCGATTCTAATCTTAAAACTATGAGAGTGATAATCTGTAAATACTCCTTCCTCTGTTGTCTTATCTACATTCCTGTAACCAACGAAGAATCCACATCTTGAGATAGTCATACCATACTTCTGCAAGAACCAAAATAGATTCTTTCTACACCTTTCATCGGGATTAAGAGACATAAGAGTCCAAAAGTTTCTATAGGTAGAAATTTTCAGCTCATCATGCTTTTCCTCTGCACTTACAATAGCTTCTGCAAGTTTCGGTGGAATAGATAGACAAGATACATCCTCCCAATAGATAACATCGTCTCTAACACTGAGAATGTTAGACTTCTTTAATCTTTCAATCAATGATAAAGCCTCATTGTGGGAGTCTATTATCTTCTGATACTTTGGACATAGAATCCTCAACACTTCATCATCTGACTTAGCATCTACAACTTTCTGAAAGTCCTCCTCAGTAATCCTTCTTTCGACAATATCTCCATTATCAAGAAAGACAGTAACCTTGTTATCAACTTTAATTACTTTCTGCATAATACTTTTAAAAGTTTATTGTTTTTAATATTTTTATAAGCCCTAGGACTAATCCTATAAGCTTTATTCTTCATCAATACTGCTGTTATAAGTAATCCATTAAGGGAATATGTGTTACTAGGAGCAATACCTATATCTAGACAGGTTTTCTTGTAAATATCAATGTGCTTTATAAGTTCCTTACATATATACTCTGTATATTCATCTACATCAGTACATTTTGTTCTTGCCATATACATATAGTCACTATCAGGGAAACTATAATAAAAGTTTATAATATCTAGGAACTCACCCTTTAATGGCTTTGGAACTGTCTCTAACATAGTACCTATTGAATATATAGTGGGGACTTCTCTCCTACCAAAGCACTTTAATATAGTGTGAAGTTTAATTATAGTGGGGTCTTTTGTTATTATCCATTCCTTATCTACAAGAAAGGTAGGATTAAGCTTTTCAAAGGCTTCAACTATATCCTTTCTAGCTCTGATAAATTCAAGACCTCTAGAATTTGCTATACCATACCAACTATCTGAACCTTGCATATCAGTAAGAATAATTCCTTTTTTCAAGCCCTTTATATACTCTATGCACTGCTCTATATTATTGAAGTACTTTCTGTCTCTGTAGTCTTTTTTCTTTTGAACATATATGATAAAGTTCCTAATTTTTATAGTAGGATTCTTATTTGCTTTAATGCTTGCCTTATATAACAAAAAGTCCCTATTGGTATTAATATTTATAGGAGTTATATTTGACATTATATAGTCATACATATACCCTATAAAAGAGTCTCTACTATCATTAAATTGAGTGCAAGATAGAGCAGGTATAGCCTTAAGTATATAATCACTAAAGTCCTCCTTAGTAAAACTAGTGATTATTGTGTAATTAGAATAATTATCTTCTAACCAGTTTTTAGCGATTGAAGTTAGTCTAGTGCTATCAGTTAGACACACTATCTGTTTACACTTTAATTTAACCCTGTCCCTTGCATGTGTAGGTATCCTGGCTTGATAGAACTTTCCATTATAAAATAACCCCTTGATATTAGGAAGCTCACTATTAAAGAAACTCTTGATTACATTGATTTTACTATCATCTAACTTAATTCCCTTAAATGTAATAGTACTAGTATCAATAGTAGTACAGTAACTACCATCTCTACTGTACCTATTGTATGAAAAACAAGAATCATCAATAGAATCATCAATAGAATCATTAATAAGGTCATACATTATATTACCTTTCGTTGCAAGATACAGTTCATAGAGATTATCATAATCCCTACTGCACTTCTTTGCAACCATTCCATCAAGCTCTTTCTTTGCATCATTAATCCTCTTATTGATTTTAGCGACAGTATCATTTGAATAGATAATACTCTCTCTATTAGGAGTTATACTTATTTCACCTACATCAAACTTTATCACTATGCCAGAATATTCTATTCTATCCAAGAAGGCTCTAGATTCATTAGCTAGTATACCTCTATTACAAGGGTAAAGTACATTACCTAAAAGTATCTTAGGGTCAATTCTACAAGAAGCTACTACAAAGTTATTGAACTTCTTCAACTTTATGTTATTATTCTCACTATCAATTCCATCAATGTAAACATTAGGAAAGAATACTATATATCTAAGTGCTCTCCTATATGGTTCTATATTACGAATACTCTTTATAGTAACCTCTACTCCATTCTTTTCCTCTGTAGGCTTTTCCATGACCAAATTAGTAGTAATTGTATTACCACTTTTGACCATTACATACAAAAATGCAGTTCCATTATAATAAGAAGTTATATAAACTGTATTACTACAAGCTAATGAACTGTACTTTCCAATCAATTTGTTATCTCAAGAGCTTTTTATCTCTTGATTCTACACATTCTGTCCTGTGTAGTTCAGCATATCTTTTCATCCCTAAGGATGTCCCTGCCTCTTGGAGCTATTATATTCTACAATTTGTAGGTTCAAGCTCTATGCGTTGCGGCTGTTATTACCTTTAATAATAACTTCACCTCTGATTAGCATCTCAGCTTTCCAGATTTTTTCAGGGATTTATTCATCAAGAGTTTCCTCTTGAGTCGGCATTGGAATTGTAAAATTTTTACTGCAATTTTTACAAAATAATCTAATCTTATTATTTCTAGTACCATTCTTTATGACATTATTACCATTACAATAAGGACATTTAAATAACTCTTTATCAATTAAAGGTCTATAAGCCTTTTCCTTTTTATATTGTAAAAAGATATTAGCATCCTTGTATATAAAGTTTGCAAATTTCATAGAGGTTTCTCTATTTGATGAAAGTAAAGTAAAAGTTTGATATTTTTTACCATTACCAGCAGATTTACTCCTTTCTATATAAGACAATATAATTCCATTATTTATTAAATAATTATTCATAGATAGTATAAAGTTTTTTGTAGAACATCCTAATTCAGTTCTTAAATTATTTCTACTTCTATATCTAATAGGATACCAAAAACTTCCATCTGCATCAAAATAGCCTCTAATAAAGTGTGGAATTAAGTCTTTTCTCAAATTAGGAAAGTGAAATTCCCCCGTTTTATCATGTTTAGTTTTACTAGAAATCATACCATGTTTCTTCAAATCTATATAAAGAGCCTTTTCATGATTCTCTAAATATATCATATTAGGATGAGACTTATATGTTTTTAAAGTAAAAAATGGGAATTTCCTTTGAAGTTCTTTATATACTTCTATATCCTCATTATTACTTGTCAACATAATTTTATAACTATGGTATTTCTCTCCTCCATTATAACCATCTCCATAGATTTGTCCTAATAAATAGGCTTTATCTTGGGTATCAATTACTTTCAATTCTCCATTATATTTCATACCTTTTTTGTGTAAAGTTATAAAATAATTTTGAATTATGGAGGATAATTAATAGATTATTTTCTTTATTTTACAATATTAGTTAAGGCCACCGAAGCCTCCTATGAAGTCATTGCTCTCTCTCTTAGTACTACTACCAATATTGCAATACACTTCTTGAAATCTTTTTGGATTAAGACCTGTACCAAAGTCTCTAATAGTTACTTCCCAATGTATATCATTCCTTCTAAATCTAACAATAATAGGAACATCAGTAGTTCCTGCCTCTACATGGCTATCCCAAGCATTACTTACAATCTCTCTAATAAAAGACTGCTCTGGGTCAGAGTATAAGTTTGATGATAATAATGTGGTAATAAACTCTAGATTCTTTGGGTCTATTGAGGTCTTAAATTCTCGGATGTCTCCTAAGACTTTTATATCTCCTTTTTCTGCATTTATTATCATATCTTATAAAGATAAAAAAAGTGAGTAGGAATAAAATTCCTACTCACCTAAAGTTCCTTAAGAGTTGATATAAGACATCTCTGAATCAAGAAGAATGTGTTTCTTCCTCAAGATTTCAATGAGCCTATCACACTTACAGCCCTTACCACAACCACTCTCTACTCCTCCTGTAGTTGAAGTTTTAACTGTATGCTTTGCAATAATAGCTTCAAGTTTTGTATTGCTTACTCTAGTATAGTGGTCACCATACTTTTTTTCAATTTCCTTTTGAAGGTTAAGTTCTTTAACCTTTGCAAAAATTTCTTTTCTATTCATTTGAATAAACTTAAAATTGTTTGTTTGAACTGTTCCTTATTACCTAGAACCTTATATAGGTCACTGACATCCTTACCACCTTTGAATTGAGGTAACACTACATTAATAAAACCTGTTTTACTAGCTAATTGAATTGCATCTTTTAAGCCAGCTCCATCATTATCAAGACAGATGTAGATTTTACTAAATCTTTTTTTAAGTTCATTAATTGCAGTATCACTCATTCTATAGCCCTCACCTTGTATAGCTAATGATGGAATACCTGTATTAGCCCATAGACATAAAGCATCTTTTAAAGAAGAACAAATACATATTCTATTACCTTTTTTAGGTACTTTAGTCCATAAACTAATTACAGATTTATCATGTTTATTAGACCATTTATATCCTTTTTTATTGAAAGGTTGGTAAATTTTCCTACCACACTTGCTTTTACACAAGCAAACTAACATTGACTTACGCTTCCAAGCACCCCGACTTATTTTTGTGCTCCAATTATAAATTGTGAAGCCACCCTCACGGGTATTAAGAAGGTTTCGTTTATATATTCACCCGACGGGTAAAGTATTAGAATATACAAGTTAGTTTTTGTGGTCTGGACTATTTCATTACCATATTAGAAATCTTGCAAGTAGAGAAATTTTTACATCCCATTTTAGGAAAGTATCTACTTAGACATTTTTCAATGTAGTAGCCAATCTCTATTTCTAACTTAGGTATCTCCTATATAGTCTCTACACATTTATGAACCTTCCTCCTCCACTTAATAGGTAGCTACTCCTATCATTATTTTACATTGGGTATTATATCAGTTCAATTTAGCTCGTCATTACCAAAATCTATGTCACCATAAATGAGGCTTCTGTCGCAATTATTATTTTGAACTATCGGGTTGAAGGTCATAGCACCACTGGCAACCCTTAGTGGACTTCTACCACATTACGAAATTTCTTCAACTATGTTGAAATTTCCCTCTTGATTAAATGTCAAGTGTTCTTATCTATAATTGTTTAATTAGGGAGATTCTACTCCTATGATTTCTCATAGGGCACTCAAAATTAAGTTTAAGAGTTACCTTACCTCCTTTAAATTCTACATAAGCATAAGCATATTTATCTGCTCCAAAGGTATAGCTTACACTATCCTTTATTATAATCTTATGTGATATAGGATATATATCTGCATATTTCAGCCACTTTAATGATATTCCATAAGAATCCCAGTATTCTAAGTCATAGTCTCTCCACTCTCTTACTTTACATTGTAGGTCTATTTGACTATTTACTTTACAATGTCTAGTCATATATCCTCCTACTCCAATCTTAGTACCATAGGACTTATCTCCTAAATCATTGTAGACCTTAGCTGCTGCTTCTGCAACACTGCAATTCCACATTTTAGTTAATAAAGTCCATATAGTACCAGATTCTCCAGTACTGAAATCCTTGTAATTGACCTCAGTACCTTTAGGACAATACAATGAAAATGAGGGCTTAGAATCTCTCCTTAGTGGACTATGTATTAAGCTAGGTATTGACTTAATATTTAGGTAGTAGGCAGCAATATCTACTTGAGTTAAGTTGCTCAAGTTTAGATAAGGTTCTTTAGATTTACTACCTTTACCTATCATAGTCTATAACTAAGCCCAAGGATTTCCTGCATCATCACTTGGTGCATCAAATGGCATATCACCACTTGGTGCTGCATCAGTACTTGGTGCCACACTATCACTTGGTGTAAATGTAGTAGGAATTACAGAATACTCATGTACTGTCTCAGCAGAATAATCTGTACTAAGTACCTTATTATGTTCAAAAGCATAGGCTGCATCTGCCTGCAACAGCTTATCAAGGCTATTGTAATTTGTAGAGGCATTGCTCATGAACTTCTTGGTATATACTGACTGGAACAGTCTACCAGAGTTTGCATCAGTTCTAACACCAAGACAAACCTTTACCTTATTATTAGGTTGGAATCCAAGAATCTCCTTAATCTCTGAGAAATCACCCTTGAAGAGCTTCTCAAATGATTCTACTTCAAGCCTACACTCACATTCCTCAGGCTTAACATCCTTGTTAGGAACCATACACTTGTTGTCATTGTCCCACTTAGTAATACTAGGAATACACAAGAATGCCTTGATGAAAGCAGTAAGCTCTTCCTCACCTACATAAGCAATTCTATAATCATTGCTGATGTCAGCCTTCTTACCATTGTTGTATGTAGGAATCTCCTTGGCAGAAATCTCTGTCTCTGTTGCCCAAGCAAACCTACCATACTTATCTACAACCTGGTATTTTCCAGAATTGGCACCATGCTGCTTCTGATTAGTAATAAAGAGAGGCATAGTTACAAGAGGCATCTCAAAGCCAATCTTCTCTACATCAGGTGCAAGAACTACACTGATTCTTACATTCTTATAAGTATTGCCCTCTGCATCTTCCTTGTCTTGTACATAAACAGGAGCTTCCTCCAAAGTAGTATTGAAGAGCTTCTCATGCTCTGTCTTATTAGGATTTACTGCTTTAACAAATACTGGACAAACACCAATGTATCTCTTAAACTCTTGAGCCTCCTTTGAGGCATTTCCTTTGCTAATTGCCATGATTTATTATTATATTTAATTGTTTGTTATTAAAATGTTTCTGTTGTCTCTGTGGTCTCCTCACTTGAATCCTCTACATCACTTGCTGTGGTCTCCTTCTCAGTTACAAGAGGAACAATAGTATCAGGATAGATGAACTCAAATGTAACCTTCTTGATGATATTACCATTCTTATCTACTTGGTCAGTAGGGGTTATTATCTTCTTAATAATATCCTCTGTATGATAACCAGTCATAGCTACAGTAGGAGCATCAGTAAGCTTAATCTGCTCATTAATTTCAGCAAGTTCAGCTTCAATCTTAGCTTTCTTTGCTTCCAACTTGTTCTTCTGCTTGAGGAAACCCTCAACATTCTGAGCTGTTCTCTTCATTCTTGCCAGCTCAAACTTTGTAAATTCTTTCTTTGTCATTATTATACAATTAATTATTAATAAATATTTTTGAAGTATCAAACTTTACTTCATTGTTCTCATTTGATTCTGCTACTAAAATCTTCTTTCCTCTAAGATGCAGAGGTCTAGCCTCTCTTATGGTATTGTCTCCACCTTCAAAGGATATAAAGGTCTTATTTCCATCCCTATAAAGGTATCCTACTGCATCTGCCTCACCACAGATAATATCACCTGTTTTACCAGCCAAATCTACAGCCATCTCTGACATCTCCTCGCCATTCTTCTTGATTTGTTTGTCCTTTACATGACATACAAGAATCAAGGTTTCACAGAGGTTTTTAAACATATCTACAAGCTGTCTAATAGCTTTTCTCATATAAAGCCATCCTGCACCATTAGCAAGTTGTCTTACATCAGCCTTAGGGTCTACCATAGGTTTGCCTGTCTTAGGATTCTTAAGAACCATTCCTTTGGCATCAGTCATATAACCCCAACTAGCTCCCATAGGAGTAGCTCTATACAACTCTGCTGCAAGAGCAACTGACATTTCTTCAAGCCTAGTTGCATTATCAATGGTAATGAACTTGTAAGGAGCTTTATGCAGTTCCCTACCTTTAGTTACAATAGCATCTCTGATTTCCTGCAAGTCCCTTGCTGTTCTAGCTTGCACCTTCATTACAGCCAATGCTCTGTAACCATCTTCCAAATCAATGATAAGATTGTCATCAATAGCTGCTACAAAGGAACTTTTACCAGACTTAGGCTTACCAAAGATAATCATAAGCTTAGGATTGTAGTTTTCTACTACACTCCTTTCTGTTGGTAGTTGTATCATAATTAAAATGATTTAATATAATCTGTTTGATGGTCTCTGCACTCTTCAAGAAATACAGTAGTATTAATCAAAATATCAAGAAGCTTATTAGTATCTTTAATTTGACACTCTGTTTTATTTCTTGCAATAATATAAGCCTTCTTTTCAGCTCTAGCTCTAGCTAGTTTCTTACCAATTTCTACATTAAATTCTTCATTCTTTGCAATGGCTTTACCTTCTGTTTTAAAAGTTACACCTTGAAATTCAAACTTTGCTTTAGCTACAACAGTCTTGCGTTGTGGAATTACTCCATACTCACAATTAACACTCTTTACTTTAAAGCGTTCTCTTCCTTTAAAATTTTTCATAATTCAATAATGTCAGTAATTTTATAAACAAAAGATAATAATGTTATCTTTGTTTTATTTTGAATATTTCTATATATTCTCTCCAATTCTAAAGAATCTGATGGTTTAGGTAATTCTTTATAATAATTTATAGCTCCATTAAAATATAATGGACATAATACATTAGATTCCCCACTTCTATTAAGAACTACTTCTAAACATCTAAATTTACCTTTAAGTATTCTTATATTATAACCTAAATATTCAGGTAATTCAAAACTAAATGGATTAGTAATACCTAACATTACATCAACAGCTTTACCTGTATCTTTACTGTCTGATAATCCAGCCAGCGTAGGTCTAATCTTATTATTCTTAAAAGCATCTAGACCTATAGTCTCAATGTTTTGTTGTTGGACTATTACAGGTATATAATTATAATGATTTCTAGCAATAATTAGATATTCACATAATTTATTAATAGTTTCTCTTAAATTAAAGCCTCGTTCTGTATCTAAAAGAGATATATGGTCTATTATAAACATTACATATTCATTCTTTTTATAAGGTTCATAATAATCAAAAGCTTCACCAGTTCTTTCTGTTCCATCAATATCTTTATATTTATATTCTTTCTTATGTACTACACCATGATTTTTAGCATAGGTAGTAATATCTTTCCATACTCCAGTAGGATTCTTTGAATCACAGAATCTAACTGTTTTTTCATAGAAATTAAGAATATCTACTATCTCTTTAGAATCTAAAAGGTCTAATATTTCTTTACTTACAGGCTTTTTAGCATTAGTAGAAGTTAAATCTTTAGGACTAATTTCTACATTATATATAGTGTACAATAGATAACACATAAACCTAAAAGTAATATTCTCTTTAGTCTCTTCTAAAGCATAATAGAATATTTTAGGTACTAATATAGTAGGATTCTTATAAGCAAATAACACAGTATTATAAAGAAATAAATAATTCATTATTTGTGTTTTAGATGCTTTTGAAGCTCCACTAACTAAATAGAATTTACCTTGTTCAATACCAGGAAACTGTTCAGAGAATCTAGGAAATGGTGTAGGAATACAATTTACTTCACCATTTAGTACTTTATTTCTTCTAGCTTCTAGATATTCTTTTAATCTCTCTCTAATACTCATATCATTGTACTTACCCAATCACTTCTTTGTTCATCAATTTGACCACTATTTTCTATATGAGACATTAACTCTGACTTTACTTCTACGTTACCATCTGCATCTCTTACAGATTTAAGTATAAAGTACTTGAGAAGTTGCATATATCTATAGTTACCATTAAAAGAGTTTACATACTCTTTAGTAGCTTTAATTACTTCATCATAATTAATAGTATAACCATACTTAACTACAAGTGTTTTAAGCTTTCTAGCAACTTCTGATACAGTGCCTCTCCACATATAAGTAGTTCCTTCCTTTCTGCCTGCAGGATAGAGTTCTCTAAGCTTATTAGCGAGTCTTGTATATTCTTCATCCTTATCTACTATGTTCTTATCAGAATTAACTATAATAGATGCTATTAAATCTTTCACTTTATTACTGACAACAATATATCTATTATCAGAAAAAAGGTCTCTAGTAGCGAGACCTTTTCTTATTATTTCTTGTGAAATAGATTTAATATCAGCATTTTTAGCACCTAAATATAGTACTAAAAACTCTTCTAGAGTAATATTATGTTGCTCTAGGATATTACTGTCTATTGTTATTTTCATCTTTCTCTATTTACTTCATAATTAATATCATTAATATTAAAAATAGTTGTTGTTAACTTACCATTAAAGTTTTCTCTCATTTTCTTTACTAATTCCTCCTCTCTTGTTCCTTTAAAATAAGGTATTATAATAATAGGGTCTTTATGTCTTAGAAGACGTCCAATTCTTTGAATTACAATAGTGTCAGAACTATTTAAATTATTATAAATACCTATTTGACAGTTAGTAAGATTCATTCCTTCATTGAGACAGTTACATGCAGTAATAGCATTAATTTTACCTTCATTAAATAGTCTTAGATTATCAATAGATTGTTTATTTTTACTATTAATACAATACTTACCAAGAAGTTCTGTTTGCTCTATACTATTACAAAAAGTAAGAGTTCTTTTACTTTGAAGTAATGCTAAAATTTTATCTACATGAGGTACTTTTTTATCACTAAGCCATATTAGTCTTTTATTACAGAGTTGAAGCCATTTATTCTTTATAACTTCATTTCTAGTTTTCATATATTTATTCTTCCACCATTCTATTTGACTATTTAAGTCACTTATATATTGTCTCTGAGTACAATATATTCTAATAGGATTAGTCTTTTGTCTCATATAATTCCATCTTGTTTCCCACGATGTTTCTATAACAATACCTTTAGCTTTAGGATTCTTTATTATAGTTTCTGTGGGTATAGTATCATTTAATTGAAGAGGAATTAATACAACTCTAGGCTCAGGAAGTATATTATTATCAATAGCATCTTTTAGACTTCTTTTATATACTACTATATTATCAAAGATTTCTATCATTTTATCTTTGAGTTCTTTACTAATAGTAGCTGATAATAATATACTATTCTTAATATTAAAATCACATAATGCTTCTCTGCATCTTTCAGATAAATGATGTGCTTCATCAAAGATACAAGCATCATAAGTACCTTTATGTTTAGGTAAAGATACATAAGTAGTAAATGTTATTTTAACATCTCTATCTTTCCACCATTTATCTAGTTCTTCTATCCAATTTTGCTTATGAACAGTTCTATTAATTACTATAAGAATGTTTTTAGCTTCGAGTTTCTTTATTTTCTCAATAGCTAATCTTGACTTACCAACCCCAGTTGATAACTCTAATATCCAATTACTGCCTTTAAGTGCGAGTACTTCTCTTAAAATATCTTCTCTTGTCATGATTTATTTACTATTTCTTTTAATAATGTTATATAATGTTCATCTTCTGCATACTTTATACTTCTAAGAAAAGTATAATAATTATTCGGAGGTTTATATTTATATTGTACCAACTCTTTATAAGCTACTACAGATTCTGTCCAATGTTTAAATCTATAATATCTATGATTAGCACTATCATATAAACCAAAAAGATTATTATATTTCTTACAGAGTTTAGACTTAAAATGTCCTGTTTCAAGAATAGCTTGAGCATAAACTATATCCTTATGCCTTAAACCATAATAAGACAAAGCCTCCTCCAGACCCTCCTTAGGGATCTGAGAGAAGAACTTTGGTTGCTCATTAATAATGGTATCAGCTACTTCTATTACAGGAACAGTTTCAACCTTTGGCTGTTGAGAAACTATACTCTTGACTTGCAAGAGTAATACAATTACTACACTCCATGGCACCACTGTAGCTGCTACAATGAGTGCTTTCCACCATTTATTTCTCATCTACCTTGATAATGAATTTTCTCATATTATTAATACCAATACCAAATATATCTAGCCACCATCTTTCTCATAGATATATGACCTTCTAAGATCTTCCAGAGTTTTTTGTGTCTAAAGTACTTAAACTTTGCTTTTCCATTTTTACCTCCCATTACTCTTACATATCTTTCTATAGATTTCCTTGTAGGATATTTGCTGAGATATTTATGAGGTATTTTGTACTTTTTTCCTTTACTCATATTACGAATAGTTGTATGTAATTTCTTACTACTATAGGTTTATTAGAATAGTTTGACTTATAGCTATTATACCATAATAACACCCTATACCTTTTACCTTGTACTATTACATCTATTGATAGTTTATACTTATTAATAAGGACTATCACGTATATTATGAGTATTACTATTATAATCCATATCTTCATAATTACATAACTATTACATTAAAAAAGGCCAAGTAGGATAAACCTACTCAGCCCTATAAGTTTAGTCATCAAAGATAGTATAGTCAAAGCCTATAGCACCAATATCATGAGCAATAAGTTTACAATGCTTCCTGATTCTAGCATCCTCAGACATTGTGTCCCAAACTCTAATGAGCTTTCCTTTGACCTTAGCTACAACTTTACTATATTTAGGATTAGTAGGTTCTTCAAGCATAGCTTTATAAGCTTCCTTGGACATCTGCAATACTTGTCTTGCAGGAATTGACTTTCTAGTCCTAAATGTAATAACCTCATTAACAAATTTCTTTGCTTTCTTGTTAAAGCTCTTAAACTTAAGAGTATTAAGTTCAGTAGCTTCCTTTGGTTTGTTTTCAGCCACCTGCTGGCTTACCATAATTCTTCCTGGAAGAATCATAATAAGACTCATTTTTGGTTCTACCATATTTTTTAGTTATCAATATCATTGTCAGCACCATTAGGCTTCACTCCTTCTATGAATGTCTCCAATAATTTTACTTTCTGAACTTCCTTGAAAGTCCTGTTAAATGCCATGAACTCCTTTATAGGGAGTGCAGCAATAACTGATAATATTGTAGACAATGCAGTAAGGGCTGCTTTATCCTCGAAGCTCTTAGTGAGAGACTTTACATCCTCTATAGTAACACCCTGTTCCAAGAAGTTCTCCTCACTCTCTTTAAAAGAGGTTACAAATGCTTTAAATGCAATGTGAAGTTTCTTATTATTAATAACAGGAAACTCATTGTTTTTGTTTGTTGCCATTATTAAAAAATTTAAGTGAATAAATGTAGTTACTTATCTACATTAACCTATGCCATTATAAATACTAACTCTATAGTATTTTCTACCATTCTCTTTAAGCTCTTCGATGTACTCAATTTCAATCTCTTCATCAGACCTATAATTGCTAGAAATTACTACTTCTTTATCATCTTTAAGCTCTTTAATTGCTTCTTTTAAATCCTTTACTTTAATCATAATTTTGCTATTTTAGTTAATATTATTTGATTTGAAACTATCTCTTCACACTCATTAATAAAATATATACTACCTTCGGGTATAATACATTTTACTAATACTGCATTAGGATGTATAATTAAACATATACAATCCATAAGAGATTCATTTTTTATAACGTTTAAAAATTCTACTTCTTTATATTCCTCAGCAGCTAAAACATCATTATTTGGAACAGATACTCGTTTTAATTTACACTCAGTAGAATAAGAATGAATACCCTCAGTAATTTCATAAGAAATTGCTTTACCAGTTTTTGCTACAATGCTTTTACTAAAAGTTAGTTTTACTTTATATGCCGTGTTTAATTGGTATTCAAATCTTCGATAAAAAGAACAAATCTTATTATCAATTAATTCACATATCTTGAAGCATTCTATATCTCTTGTTGCTACCTCTTGTTTCCAAGGTTTATAACTTACCCAACACATAATATTTTATTTAAAGTTAATAGGATACTCTATAGTAATATAAAGTACCCTAATAATTATTGTTTTATACCAAATTGTGTACCATCCACAAATGTATATTTTTCAAGAGCACGTTCAAAGGGAACATATACACCAAATCTAATACTAGAATTAGTTATTGCACTTATATGAAGAGCTTCCTCAGCTTCTTCATAATAAACCCAACCAAATGGTTTATGTTTTTGCATTTCATTCCAGCATTCTTCTTTAGATTTAAAACATCTATACTTTTCTTTTTCTTCTTTACCTTCTAAATTCATTATACGATATATAAGAATATCAATATAATCTTCCATAACTTTACTTTGGGCTTTTATATAGAGGTATTGAGTTTTATCTAATTTTTTAGAATTAGATTCTAGAAGAAGTGTATTGAGTTTATTTAATTTTTCTTCTAACTCTTGCTTTTCTTTAATCAATGTTTCTTTCAAATTTTCCATTGTTTTTATTTTTTATTGTTGTTAATAATAAATTCTTTTACATAAGTAGGAACTTCAATTAAATACCAATTACCACGTTCATAATATACTCTTTCTAACCATTGCATTTATTTTACTCATAATATTTTAATTATATTTTCGTTCTATAACTTTGAAGTCTAGTAGGTCTCCATACATTGCTTCAATAATTAACATACCAAAGTATTTACCAAAGTGGTTAGCTATTTCTTTAGTTGCACATCCTAAGAATCCAACATCAGCATAAGACTTTCCCACATTACCATTGAAACTTCCTAAACCAGCACAACTACTTTGATATGAACTCTTGTTAAGAACATCATACACTCCTTTTTCACTCTTGATTTTACCTATTACTTCAATTTTACCTGAAACAATTTCATCACGATAATAAAGAGAATTTTCATGTATGAATGGATTGTCTGGACAACAGATACTATACTCTTCTTGATTTGATGTAAGATATAAATCTTGGCCCAAATTAAGAGCTTTTCTGATAATATTCAACTTGAACATTGCAGCTGATGCCCTACTATATGTAGCTACATCTTTAACTATAATAGATATAATATCATAATTAAGATTAAGAGCATTACAAGCTTTCTCAAAAGATGTAATATTCTTAAAATTAAATTCTAACTCATCTTTGCTAAAAGCTTGGAGTGCTACTTTTTTAAGAATAGTATTACCACTATTATACCACTCTTTAGCTTTATCAAGAGTTATTTTTATATTTCTTGTTTCCATATTAATAAAACTTATCCTTCTCTTTTTCTTTCTATTAACTAGTCTAGAGCATCTGCGAATAATTTAATTTCACTACCGTATGTACGGAGGTTGGCAGTACCAACACTCAACACGGCAATCTCCCTAAGTGTTGGATTACCACTATTATACAACTTCTGAGCCAGTTTGGGAGTAACAACTAAATTTCTTCTTTCCATTGCTTTTTACTTTAAAGTTTAATAATCCTCTCCCTATTTCTAAGGAGAGGATTATATTATTATCTATTTTTATTTGTTCCTACAAGATGTTCATTACCTTCATAAGGAATACAATATTTATAATTTCCGTTTATACATTTATATTTATAAATTTCATCTGAATAGCTAGAAAACAATGATATTCTCCATTCTACATGTTCAACATTTCTTACTAATACTTTATCAAATGGTTTGAAATTTTCTTTCTCTATTTTCTCTAATTGGAGAGTATTAGCATTCCATATAAAACCATTGGCCTTTATAATGTCTAGTAGTTCTAGCTTTACATTTAATGGTGCTGGGATATAGTCTTTTACAATATACCAAGTAGAACTTGACGCATCTAGAAACTCTTTGCTTTCATGTATTCCACATATTATTTTAACTCGGTTTCCTTCATACTTATCTACTATATATGGTAAATTATCTCTTGTTACTATAAAATCTCCTTTATTTACTGGGATTCTAAATTTATTCCAATCTCTTTGTTTTTCAGATGGAAATAATACACATTCTCCTTGATTTTCGTAAAATTGACCTTCTTTTGTAAGAGTTTCAAAACATGTTTTACTTACGTCTAGATGAATTGGATACTCTTCATTTTCACATATTTGCATTAAAGTAACTTCTCCATGTACTGTACTATAAAGTTTTGTTCCTTTAGGACAACATTTTAAAATGTTTGCAATATTCATAATTTTACTATTTAAAGTTGTTTATATAATTTTTTACCCTCTTCTTCTCGTTAGAACAAGAAGCAAATAAACTTGTAATGACTAAAGCTGCTAAAATAATCTTTTTTATATTACTATTTATTTATTTTATATTAATTCCACATATAAGCTTCAAATTCACAAGAAAGTTCCATTTCTAGTTGCTTGGCATCTTCAAGATATGACATTAAAAAGTAATGACAATCATAATAACTATCAATGTTACCTTCAAACTCTATATTAAGCCATTCTTCACAGTATTTTACTGCTGCTTTTTGTTTTGGAGTTGACTTTCTCATAGTTCTAGATATAATATACCTCTCAAGAATATCTCTAATAGATGTTATCTACTGAAATATCTTAAGAGGTAATAGTTTTACTTCAATCCTATGAATTTCTTTATCTTTGTCCATAGTGTATCTCTCTCTGGCTTTACAAATGTATTGCCACTGTTCTTCCTGTTTTTATAAACAGTTTTAGGACAAATAGCCATGAATGCTACACCTGCCTTTGTAGGGTTTTTAGCAGGAGCTAATGCTCCATACCAATGAAAGACACAAGCATTAGAAGTTCTACCTTCAAGTTGAGTACTTGCATATTTGCAAGCTTCTGTAATGTTGTGAGGATTAGCTGTAATAGCTTGGACTAGAATATCTTCTTCCTCTTTAGTCCATCTTTTTTTTGTTGCCATTTTGTTTCTTGTTACTTTATTATTCTTGTTAATTGTGCTCTTAGTAAGACTCGAACTTACATACCAAGTTTAGGAAACTTGTGCTCTATCCCTTGAGCTATAAGAGCAGTTGGGGCTTTTTATTCTAAGTGTGTGCCCCTTAACAATCCTTCATCACACTATGGCTATAGAAGTAACTAGCTAGCTTTAGTACTTTAGATTCACCATGCTCTTTACATCTTGCAACCCTCAAGATGTCAGTTAGAGAATAGAGCTATTAAGTCCTCAAAAGTATATTCAACCTTATTTAAGTCTAGTGACTTTTTAGGTTTTATATCTCTTGATTTATCCTTAACAAACTCTTCTATCACTACATCTACCTCTTCATCTAATAAAGAGTGATTTATTGCGAAGTAATATAGTTCTTTGATTGTCATAACCATTAAGTTAGTACATCCAGTGAGACTTGAACTCACAACCCTCAGTTTAGAAGACTGATGCTCTATCCATTGAGCTATGGATGCTTATAAATCACACTATATACGGTGAAAGAATTTCTAGTTCTGCTTCTACTTCTTTCTTATAGCTTCTTAAAACTCTAAGAAGTTTCTTTTCATCTCTAGATTTAATATCTTTTATATTAAATTCAGATAGATAGAATTTAGATAATGTAAAAAGAGGTCCGTGATTTATAGAAATAACGAAACCTAATGTACTTTCTTTAAATTTTGTAATCATAATTTTCTTGTTTTAAATTGTTAATACTAGTGGGCCTTATAGGGCTTGAACCTATGGTCTTCTGATTATGAGTCAGCTGCTTTAACCTACTAAGCTAAAGGCCCAGGTCTCATACTATCTTCACAGACTGTATGAGAAAAGAGATGCATGTTATATAATTAAAAAACAATCTCTAATGAAAAGAGTACTAGTATTTCACAATACCAATACTCTGTAAAGTAACGCCATACTTTAAAAGTAAAACAATCTTTTAATTACCAAAACTAAAACCTTAAACTATATTTATGACATTCACAAGTTAAAGTGGGCCAATAGAGGCTTGAACTCTAAACCTTCACATTATGAGTGTGCTGCTCTAACCAATTGAGCTATAGGCCCTATGATTTTACTCTTCTTTAAGAATTTTAGCAATCAATCTATTACCTGAAAGAATCATAAACTCTTCTTTGTTAATAATAGCATAGCACATTGTTAATAATAAACAATTTGTAGCTATCATATCAATAAAGACTAAGATACTTTCATTTAATAGTAAATCTAAGCTACATAAAGTAACAGATACCATAAATGCAGTAAACCAAAGTAAAACACCTTTTAAAATCATTATAATCTTGTGCATAGTTTTATATTATTTAAAGGAGATTCCTGCACTATTAAAGTACACAAATCTCCTTGATTTATTAATTCTCTTTAAGGAACTCAATTAACTTTGCTGTACCATAAAATAGTATAGCAAGAATACCAGGGAATCCTATTAAATATAGGATAAGTTCGAATAATATTGCTGCTACCAATTCAAATCCTCCCAAGCATTAGCACTCTGCTTGAACAGAGTAAGCTTACCATTAGAGTTAAGACCTACTTTCAAGTCCTCTCGCTGAGTAATAATGTCTTTAGCAGTCATTCCTTGTGTGGAATAACCAAAGTGACACCAATCATACTTACCATCCTCAGCATTAGGCTTATTAGGTGATGTAGGAAATGCAAGAGCATTAAATACTTCACCAGTTGTAGGGTTTACCAAGTTGTTAGCAAACTTAGGCTTACCATACTTAGCACAAAATGCTACAAATGACCAACTCTCCTTAATGGTTACACCATTGTAATCTCTCTCTGTACTCATAATTAAATGATTTAAAATGTTAATAATGTTAATGATAGTCTTTCCTATCTGTCAGTTTTTAATAGTTTTCTCTATTTTATCTCTCGAACTGTAATAATCATAGTTATCAATAGCATCTACCCAATTATATTGAGTTTCAAGAGTATCTAAAAGATTCTCTGTATTTTCATAATAATTATGATAGATAGTTATAGTATCTTTACACTCTTTTATTTCTTTCTTTTGTAGTGCTATGATATTAAAACAAGCTATAATTACTACAGTTAATGATATAACAGTTTTCATAATGAAAAGTATTAAAGGAGGGATATTTCACACTCCTATAGTTATTTGTTTTCTTCTAAAAACCTACAATACATGAGGTCATCAAATACTAAAGGCATCCACGCTATTTCAGAATATATATGACATATTCTATCTACAAAACGATGTCCTTCATCATCAAATGTAACTTCATTTTGGTATATTTTACGAAGATTATCAGTATTATTTAGCTGATATTTTACATAGTTTCTTTCAGCCTCTACTAAATCTTCAAGACTAAAGTGCTCTAAAGAAAGAGCATATCTAATTCTTTTTGCATAGTTTATTGTTGTTTTTGCTGTTTTTTCTTGTTATTTTTGCAATAAAGTTTCTCTTCTAGGCTTCGAACCTAGCATAGTTCCACTATTAAGGGAAAGTAAAAATAGTTATTCTTTTTAATAAAAGAAA